TCAAGACGCCAAGGGCGATGTAATTGCAACTGCTCCCATTCAAACGGCGAGCCCTTCAAAGCCGAATGTCAAGGCAGAAGCTGATGCCAAGGCGGCCAGCGATGCTGAAGAGTTCCGCAAAGCCTTTGCTGACACTCCAGACGTTGGTGAGACGCGCAAGCATCAAAGCAATGCACCTCTGGAAAACGCTGTATCTCCAGTCGCTCTGGTTATTGAAGCCAAGAAGTAATGAGCGAAGACCTTCAGTACGCGCTAGCAGCCAAGGAGGCTTACGGCAACGACGGCGAAGTTGCGCCTCTTGCGGCCCTTGGCCCGCGCATGCTGATGGAGTTTGCCGAGGCTGAAGCGGATAGGCGTATCACTGAGCTTCGATGGCTCATGGATCTGCGCCAGTTCCGTGGCCAATACGACCCAGAAGTGTTGGCACTGATTGGACCCAAGCGTTCGCGTGCGTTTGTGCGCAAGACCCGGGTCAAAGTCAAGACAGCGAATAGCCGTGTGGAAGATCTGCTTTTCCCCTCTGGCACTGAGAAGAATTACGAAGTAGACACGTCTCCAAAGCCTAGCGTTCCGAAAGAAATTCGCACAGGAATTATTCAGCAGTTGACGATGATGGCCAAGCAGGCCATGCAGCAAGACCAGAGCATGCAGGTTCCTCCTATTACGAAAGACGTAGTCGAGAAGGCTGTCCTTCAGGTCTGTAAGGAAGCTGCAAAGGCGATGTCTTCCACGATTGAAGACCAGTTGACTGAGGTTCGTTACAAGCAGATTTGCAAGCAGGTTATCAATTCTGCACACCTTTATGGAACTGGTGTTCTAAAGGGTCCGCTGGTTGAGCGCCGGGTACGTTCTAGATTCGTCAATGAGAACGGCAAGTGGGTAGAGAAGAGTGAGGCCTACATTGTCCCGTTCATTGACTACGTTCCGCTGTGGCGTCTGTACCCAGACATGGGTGCTGATGAACTGAGCAAGTGCCGGTATATATTTGAGCGTCACCAGATGACGCATGCAGATCTGGCTGAGCTATCGCAGAGGAAGTCATTCCGTGGTGAGGTCATTAAGGCCTACCTGGAGTCTCATCCGCGTGGAGAGACGACCGTCAAGTTCATTGATAACGAGCTGAAGATCATTGGAGATCGTAATTCCAAGCAGGGCAACAATGACGGCAAGTATGAAGTCCTGGAGCGCTGGGGTTGGTTGACTGGTGATGATTTGAAGCAAGCTGGCGTTGATGTGAAAGATGACCGCCTTCATGAGTCGTTCTTCAGCAACGTCTGGCTGCTCCCTAATGGCGAGGTGATCAAGGCAGTCCTGCAGCCGATCAACGGCGTTACCTGGCCGTACCACTTCTACTACTTCGACAAGGACGAGACATCGATATTTGGCGAAGGCCTGGCCACTGTCATGCGTGACGATCAGACCATGATCAACGCGGCAACCCGCTTGATGCTGGATAACGGAGCGCTGACATCTGGCTCAATGCTTGAGGTCAACACCGGCCTGCTGTCGAGCATGGAAGATGGCACTGAAGCCTACCCATGGAAAGTCTATCTACGCAACTCGCAACAGCCTGGTGTTCCTGCTGTGCGGGCAATCGACCTTCAGTCGAGGCTCCAGGATCTTGGTGGCCTTGCTGATAGGTTTGAGAACAACGCAGACGAAGTGTCTGCAATTCCTCGTTACATGACCGGTGAGAACCAAAGTCAGGGCGCTGCCGGAACTGCTTCAGGAATGTCCATGCTGCTTGGCGCTGCCAACATCATGATCAAGGATCTGATCAGCGCATGGGATGAGGGTGTGACCCGGCCGTTCATTGAGGCGATGTACCGCTGGAACATGCAGTTCAATCCTGATAACTCAATCAAGGGCGACTTCTGCGTGTCGGCTAAGGGCTCAAGCTCCTTGGTGGCGCGCGAGGTGAGGGCGCAGCAACTGGACCAATTCAGCCAAATGGTTGCTAATCCAATGGATGCGCCATTCATCAAGCGTGACAAGCTCCTGCGCCAGCGCGCTGAGGCTCATGAGCTTAGTGACATTGTGAAGACGGAAGAGGAAGTTAAGGCAGAGCAAAACAACGGCCAGCTCGCTATGCAGGCTCAGCTCCAGCAGCAAATGCAACAGCTCCAGTTGGCAGAGCAAGGCCAGAAGGTCGCATTGCTTACGGCCCAGGCAGCCCAGGCAAGCGCCAATGTGGCCCTGACCAATGCCAAGGCTATGGAGTCCAAGGTAGCAGCGATTTACGCGGCTCTGGAGGCTGGTGGTGTGGCTACATCGAACCCACGCATTGCCCCGGCCGGAGATGAGATCCTGCGCAGCTCAGGCTGGAAAGACGCAACACCAGATCCAAGCATTGCCCAGCTCGATACGACGCCGGTTCAGCAAGCAACGGAAAGCGTGGCACCAGATCCATCTATGCAGGGCATTGATCCAAACACGCACCCGAATGCTCCGGCCAATCCGCAGATTCCACAGGTTCAGGCTCCGCAGCCAGATTCAGCAGACAGCGCGCCGACCGGGCAAGTAGGCATGCATGCCGGAATTGAGACACCAAGGGTTACCGATGGCCAAGCTTGATAAGGACCAGGAAGTGCAAAAGAGATTGCGTGATGCGACACAAATCGTGCGTGAATACGCTGGATCTGACTGCTCCCGTAATGTGATCGAGATGCTTGATGCGATTGGTCAGAGCTACACCATGGACCTGGTGCACTGCACTGTGGATGACCTAGTGCGAATCCAGTCTGCTTTGAAGCAGGTTTTTGCAATCAGAAACGTCTTGGCCGCAGAAGGCTTTGACATACCAAAGATTTGAGGATGCCATGAGCGACCGCACAATAATTCCATCACGCTTCATCAACGTAACTCCAAACGACTCCACTCCATTGAATGGAGTTATCAGCCTACTGATTGGTGGAGCTGGCAGCCTGGTTATCCAGGGGACTGATGGGCAGAGCGCAACCATCGCTGTTATTGCCGGGCAGGAAGTCCACGGGAAATTCACCCGGGTAATGGCGGCCACCACAGCTACCAGCATCGTTGCTGGAATGACTGATTAAAGATTCTCTAACCCCTGAAACAAGAGCCCCTTCATTGGGGCTTTTTTACGTCAGGACAGTTGGCCGACACCGGCCTTGTAAGCCAGTGAAAGGAAAACATCATGGCAATGACCCCAGAGCAAGCAAAGCAGCAAGAGCAAGAATTTTCTGCAGGTTACGCAGAGGATCAACAAAAGGCACCAGAGCAATCTGAAGACGAGGCCTTTGGCCTTAGCCCTGAAACTCCAGCGCAAGAAGCTGCAGAGCCTGCCGCTGAAGAGGCAAAGGAAACTCCAGCACAGGAATCATCCGAGCAGGCCCAGGCCGCAGAAGGTGGGGCCGATGGAGATACTGGTAATGACCAAGGAACAGCGCCTCCTGAAGTGGCTGTAGCCCCTGATGCTGCTGATGGAAGCAATGTTGGAGAAGAGCCCACTGACCCGAAAGACATCCAGCGCCAAAAGTCCTGGGAAGGTCGACTTAAAGCAAAAGAAGCTGAACTCAAGGCCCGAGAAGACGCACTCAAGGGATCTGCAAAGCCAGAAGAATCCACAGCGGAAATGAAAGCCGATGGGGATACCCCAGCCGAAGAAGCCGCAGAGCCTGCAGTGACAGAAAAGCTTGAGGAAGTTGCTGAGCAAGTCAAGAGCGGAGACATGTCAACCGAAGAGGCAATGAAGACTTTGTCCTCTGATTTTGGCGAAGACTTTGTCAAGATGCTCAACGTCCTGATTGAAGCCAAGTCTGGAGAAGTTGCCAGCAAGACGGCAGACGAAAAGGTTGGTGCTGTCAGCGGAAAGCTCGATGGATTGATTGGAGAGCTGGTTGACGATAAAGCCAAGTCTCACTTCGAGTCCATCTCTGAAGCTCATCCTGATTTCATGGAAGTTGGCGAGAGCCCTGAGTTCAAAGCCTATGTTGATGCGCTCCCTGCTACAGAAAAAGAGCATGCACTAAATGTGATTGGAAGCGGTAGCGCTGGAGCAATCAACAAGCTATTGACTGTGTACAAAAAGTCGAAGGAAGCGCCAACGCAAGAAAAGCCAGATGAGTCTGCTATGGACGCCGCTGAAGGAGTCCGAGGAAAGGCCATCAAGCTTCCTGACCATCCTGATAAGAGCGAAGGTTACGAAGAAGCTTGGAACCAGTTCTAAAGATTTAGGGCCACAAGCCCAAACCATTGACCGGTTGGTTACCTGTCCGCATCGCTCAGTGTGCGTAATCACTGAGCAACTTTAGAGCACGACATCAGTCGCGCTGGCAAGGCACTGGGACAAGCTGCAATGGCTCCCCATTCAAGGTGCTCTTGGCCTGCATACGGCAATCGAGTCAGACAGCTCTTTTTGATCGCTCACACCAATTCCGGTCGCTGAGCAATTTGTCAATTCATCAAAAGGAAAAATCATGGCAACAGTAGCTTATGGCGATATCACGCCTCGCACCGCCGCGTATGCAGAGAAAGAACTCTTGAAGCGCGGCATCCCTTACCTGGTTCTGGAGAAGTTTGGCCAAGCCAAGTCTCTGCCCAGCAACTCGACCAAGGTTGAGAAATTCCGCCGCTACAACGCGCTGTCCAACACTCCAGTCACATTGACTGAAGGCGTTACTCCTGCGTCCCAAGCGCTGACTGTGACCGACGTGACTGCAACCCTGCAGCAATACGGCGGCCTGGTCCAAATCACTGACGTGATCCTCGATACCCATGAGGACAACACGCTCAATGAAGCCATCAATCTGTTGGGCGAACAAGCCGCACAGATGATCGAGAAGATGCGCTATGGCGTGTTGAAAGCTGGTCTCAATGTGCTGTACGCCAACGGCGCTGCACGTAATGCGGTTAACACCGTGTTGACCACTGCGATCCAGCGTAAGGCTGTTCGTACCCTGAAGCGTCAGAATGCTCGCCCAATCACTTCGATTGTGCGTTCGACTGCTGCGTTCGGTACGGAAAACGTCACACCCGGCTTCGTCGGTCTGTGCCACCCTGACTTGGAAGGCGACATCCGCGCCATGACAGGCTTCGTTCCTTCTGAGAAGTACGGCTCGCTGTCTCCTTGGGAAAACGAAATCGGCAAGGTGGACGATGTTCGCTACGTCACCAGCTCGATCTTCGAGGCATTCCCGGATGCTGGCGGCGCTAAGGGCACCATGCTGTCCACCAGCGGCACTTTGGCTGACGTATACCCCGTGTTGTTCTTGGGTCGCGATGCCTACGGGATCATCGCTCTCAAGGGTCAATACGCCGTCACACCGATGGTTGTGAATCCCAAGCCAAGCGATTCCGATCCTTTGGCCCAGCGTGGTTCTGTGAGCTGGAAGGCTTACCAGACTGCGGTCATCTTGAATGACGCCTTCATGTGCCGTGCGGAAGTTTCCGCTACTGCCTAACCAGCAGCCGAGTGATGTGTGACCTACGGGTTGCGCATCACTTCCCAATTGCCGCCCACGCGGTAACTACCAAGCCCCGCAACTCCGCGCTGTGGGGCTTTTTTCATTCCTGCGCGGGATCAACCTTTCTTAAGGAATCATCATGAGTAAACTTTCCGACCTGACCAACAAGTCGATTTCTGACTTGCTTGGCAATATGACATTGAACAAGGCAGTGCTGGCTATCAACGCCGCCTCTGCTGCGACTGTCAAAACCACTTCGGCCATCACCTTCACCAACAACGGTGTCTTGCTGACGAAGGCCGCCCTGGCCGCTCAATCTGTGGTGGCTACCCACTTCATGAACGGCAAGATGGCTGTGACTGCATCGCAGATCCAGCCCATCTCCAGCACTGCGTATTACACGCTGGGCTTGGATGGCTCGGGCAACGTATGCGTGTCGCAAGGCTCCGTCGTTGGCCAGAACTTGAGCCAGTTCCAGATGGGCGTGTCCGCTGTTGGCGATGGCCTGGTGCCTGACGTTCCTACCGGCTTCACTCCTTTCGGTGTGATCAAGGTTGTGACCAATGGCGCAACTACCTTCCAGATCGGTACTACCGCCCTGGATGCCGCTGGCTGCACGTTCACGTTCTTTGACGTGGCTGTGATGCCTGCTGGCCTGCTGTAAACCAGCACCTTGAATGAGCCCCTTGGTAGAGATGCCCGGGGGCTTTTTCTTTATCAAAACATTTCATAGGTAACCACATGGCAACGAAAAACCAATCGCAAATCAGCTCCATTGATGACGAGCCGCTAGTGCAGGTATCTCCGGAAGTAATGGCTGCAAACGCAGGCATTGTTCCTGCTGAAAACATGGATGACGGGCTTTCCGGAAAGATGGAAATGGTCACAGTCCACTCCTCTTCTGAAGAGAACGGTGGAGATGCAATCCTTCTGATTCACAACGGCTATGCACGCCAGATCCCTCGCGATACGCCAGTGAAGATCCCCACGGAAGTGGCCCAGGTTCTGCGTGATGCGAAGGTCACTCAGTACAAGCCAGGCCCAGGCGGCGCGGTCACAGAAGAGCAGCGTCCTCGCTACGCATTCTCTGCTGTTCCAGTCTAGGTCTAAGGGCGGAACAGCATGAAGTTCGATGACTTCTATCCGTACATCGCGCCTGAAGTGTTGGGCTGCCCAGATCCGATCATGCGCAACGCAGTCAACCTGGCTGCGATTGACTTCACCCGAGAAACTCTTTGCTGGACAGAGCTTCAGTCTCCAATAAAACTTGTTGAAAACACCCCGGACTATGAGCTGGATATTCCAGCCGGTGCCTACATGACAACCGTCAGGGATGTGTGGTGCGGAGCAAGGAGACTTGCACCGAAGACTATGGCCGAGATCCAGGAGGCCTTGCCAGACTGGCAGACCAGCACATCCAGCCAGCCAAGTTTTTATAACCAGGGCGTTGACCGTGGATCAATACGAATCTACCCAACACCGGCCAGCCTCACTGGAGCAGAGACGATTGTTGTGCGCGCTGCTTATGTTCCAACTGCGGCCGCAACAACTCTCCCAGATTTTCTAGGCCAGCGTCACCTCGATGTCATTTCGAGTGGAGCCAAGTCTCGGCTCATGTTCATGTCTTCCGCTCCGTGGGCCAATAAAGACATGGCAGTTTTCTATAAGCAAGTATTCGATGACGGAGTCATCAAATCGAAGATTGATGAGGCTCACGACCGTGTGCGCGGATCGATCTCTGTCAAACCAAGAACCTTCGGACTATAGGTAAAACATGTCAATCGCAGCTCAATCAATCATCCACCGCGTAGTCGATACGCTTCAAGACAATACCTCGATTCGCTGGCCCGTCGGGGAGCTTGCACGCTACTTCAATGATGGACAGCGTGAAGTGATTCTTTACCGTCCTGATGCGATGGTCACGAACACTGCGCAAACTTTGGTATCAGGAAGCAAGCAGGCGATTCCAGCCACTGGATCTAAGCTCATTGAAGTCGTAAAGAACACCATAAGCAAGAAGGCTATTCGCCTTTGCAACCGGGAGATTCTTGATGCTCAACAGCCTGGATGGCATGCGCTGACAGGTGTCGTTGATGCAGTTCATTACTGCTATGACCCGCGCGATCCAAAAGTGTTTTATGTGTACCCACCAAACACAGGCACAGGATCTGTTGATTTGATTTATTCAAATACCCCAACTGACATTACAGAGCCATCCTCTGGAGATTACACGGCCATCACTGGAAACCTTTCAGTACCAGACATCTACGCCAATGTGATCCAAGACTACATCCTATATCGAGCCTATGCAAAGGATGCGGACTATGCCGCTAATGGAGCTCGGTCGCAAGCTGCGTATGCCTCTTTTGCTGCAGCACTTGGAATTGAAATCAAAGCAACTATTGCCATTGGACCAACCTCCAAAGGCAATCCAAATGTGACAGCACCAGCAGCTTAAGGAGTAAGACATGGCAACAGGAAATATCAAATGGTTCCAGCAAGGTTTGTTGGACCTAGGAAATAAAATCCACAATCTCTCCAGTGACGTTCTACAGCTTGGAATCGTCACAACAGCGACTGTTCCGGCAATGGGTACTGCTGGACCCCACTGGGGTGGAACGGGTACTACCAACTTCGCTACCAATCAGGTTGGTATTGCGGGTGGTTATACGGGTCCTATCACCCTGGCTGCAGTCACCTGGACCAACGTGGCCGGTGTTCTTACCCTACGAGCTACTGATGTGGTCATTCCACAGAATGCGTCTGGGTTCTCTAACGCAGCTTGGGGGATCGTATTCAACAGCACTGATGCGAATAAGCGTGCCATAGGCTACATAGAGTTGAGCGCTGGCGGAACTTTGAGCATTGTGTCTGGCTCTGTGACTGTCGACTTCCAAGGCGCTGGCACTGACGTTCTGACGATCACACCGGCATAACATGAGTGACAACTACGCCACCAATGCGGGCTCTGGCGGGGCCACCTTTGCATCAGACGATGTAGGTGGTGTCCAGTACCCTCGCGTCAAAGCCACATGGGGCGTGGATGGGATCGCCACGGATGTGAGCGCCGCCAACCCCATGCCTGTAACCAATCAGGATTGCGTGGTACTACTGTCAACAACGATTGCGGCAACAGGGGCGAGCACCAGCATTGACACCCTTGGCTACGGCGCAGTTGTCATCCAGTTGTCTGGTGTATGGAACGGCAACCTGTACTTTGAAGCGAGCAACGACAACACGAACTGGGACACTGTGTTAGTGTTCTCCCGTGACAGCCTGAGCTTGCAGGATATTGTTTCGCAGAGTGGTCTTTACACCATTCGCCCCAGTGGTCGATACCTGCATATTGTCACGACTTCCATGAGCGGAACCATGACGGTCAACGCTATGGGTCGTGCTGCCGAGGGTATCAGTGCAGGAGACTTGCTATCACTGGCGATGGATCGGCAAAACAACACTCCGCTGTTCACTGAGTTGAATGACAAGAGTTTGGCTGCCATTTCCCCTGTGCAGGCAATGCAACAGATCGGGTTTTACTCGACAACTGGGAATACCGTAAACCAGACAATACTTCTATATGCTGACTGCTCTAATTTCCGCAGCCTATCTTTTCAGTGGCAAACCAATGCAGCGTCGTCAATAATTCCAGAGTGGAGTAATAACGGTGTTGTATTCCAACCAGCCACCACATACGACCAAGCTGGTAACGCAGGCACAACCCTCGCACCTATTAGCAGCGGTATTCGCGTCACGAATGTGTACGCTAAATATTTCCGAATGCGCTTATCGGGTACATCCAGTGGGCTGCTGGAAGTCACTTTGTTTGGGGGTCAGCACCCTATCGGAGGATCGCCTACTACCCAGCCCGTAACTGTGTCTAGTGGGACCGTTACGACAGTTACCGCCGTGACAGGGGCTACTGTTACCGCTCACAACGCATCGGCAGTCACCAACGGAACAACCCCAGGTACTTTGGTTTCCGCAGCCACCAACAATCTTACCCAGATGAAGGCTACGTTGGGCCGCATCTACATGTTGGACGCGACTAACACCACAGCGGTGACGCAGTACATCAAGCTGTTCGCTCTACCAAGCGCTTCGGTGACGATGGGTACAACTGCAGCGACGATGAATCTGGCTATTCCACCGACTGCATCGGGTGGCCGGTTGATCCTCAACATCAATGACCTCGGATTGTGCCTGGGCGGCACAGGCATCGCATTCGCTATCACCACTGGCAGTTCACTCACAGACAACACCGCAACAACTGCTGGCGCTGTCATTCTCAATTACGCATACGCATAAGGAGCAATCATGCTTTCACAAGGACAAGTCGGACAAATCGCATCAGCCGGTGACGGTGTACAGGTAGCACTTCGCGCAGGAAGACTGGGCGATCAGATCGTCAGCGAACTGCACGGAAAATACTACGAGCAGACCTATCGTGGCAACGTGTTCTCCATTGGCATGACCAGCACTGCGCTGTCTGCCAACACCATCACAGTCGCTGCGACGACGACCCCAATCATCGGTGTGTGGAACCCAGTGGGCTCAGGTAAGAACTTGGTTCTGCTGAAAGCCAAGAACGTCATCACCGTAGCAGGAGCTTCTGCCGTAGCCCCCGGCGCGTTTGTCTGGGCTACGTCGATTGGTAATGCTGCAATCAGTACAGGCTTGGCCCCACTGAGCCGCTTGACGCTGGCTAACTCAGGTTCCATCGCCAAGGGTTTCAACATCAGCACTGCGCTCACAGGCATGACCAACGCATTGGTTATTCAGCAGGCAGCAGCTTTTGGTACTTTGGTAGCGGCGCAGGGCGCAACAGCAACCCCGATGATTTCTGGTGACGCAGTAGAGGAGTTTGACGGCGCATTCATCGTACCTCCGGGCGGTGTAGTTGCGCTGCTGAACACGGTCTCAACAACCACTATCAGCGTGGCTTCCATGCTCTTGTGGGAGGAATGCCCCCTCTAGCCTATGAGTCCTCTTAAAGATATACCCCAAAACAAAGCCCACATCGAGAAGCGCATGTCCTCAAGGTCCGCAACTTACTCGGCACGGTTTTCAGCGACCACGCACAAGGTTTGCACTTGCTGCAAGGAAGATAAGCCTATAGCTAACTTCCATAAAAGGTCAGGGCGTAAGTTCGGCTACAAACCTCTTTGCATATCTTGCGCTTATGAGCGCACACGCCAGTGGAAAGCTGCGAACAAAGATAAGACAGTAGCGCACAAGCGGGCATTTCAGGAGCGCAATAGAGCGCACAGATGTGCTTACCAAAACCTGCGTCACGCCGCTACTCTAAAGCGTACTATCCCTTGGGCCAACTTGGACCACATCAAAGGAATGTACGAGATTTGTGCTGTGTTCCGACGTGTGGGTCTAGATTTGCAAGTCGATCACATCATTCCGATGCAGGGTGAATTAGTTTCTGGGCTACATGTGGAAACCAATCTACAGCTCATGGGTCGGATTGAAAATATCAGCAAGAAAAACAGATTCAATATAGAGGAGGTGCCAATATGAGCAACTATGACGGCTCTCAAGTGGGCGTCCCGTATGTTCGGGCGCACCGTGTCACTATCAATTGGGCTGATTCGGAGTCAACTCCTACAGCCTTCATTGAACAGTCTGAGGGTGTGAAGCTAGCCGATGGGACCATTCGCACGCTCGGACCCCTGCCAAACATCCTGGTTCACTTGGACTTCGCAGGAAGCGGTGATGCAGCCATACCTCTGATTAACCCAGAGAATGCAGCGCATTTGGGCGCTGACACTACGCTGAATCAAGCATTCCTTGCGGTGCTTGCTGTGGTCCGTGCAGAGCAACTTAAAGCCGAGCCTGTAGCACCTGTATGACCAAAGTAGTAGAAGACCGTGTACTTGAAACCAGCACCACAACGGGTACTGGCGCACTGACTCTGTTGGGGGCGGTATCAGGCTATCGGGCGTTCTCTGCTGTCTGCGTGAACAACGACACGGTTGACTACTACATCGAAGCAGTGGATGCCAGTGGCGTACCCACAGGCGCTTGGGAGACTGGTATTGGTACATGGGGCACAGGAAACATCCTGACGCGCACCTCGGTCATCTCCAGTAGCAATGCAGACACCGTAGTGACTCTGGGAGTAGGGACTAAGCGGGTAGGCATCGGTCTGCTGTCCAAAACTGTTGACGCGAACTTCAATCCATTCCTTTTGATGGGGGCTTAAATGGCACAGACTTACAAGGTGCTCGGGCAGGTGTATCCCGCTGGCAGCACCGACACCACGCTGTACACAGTACCCGCTGCGACCCAGACTGTTTCTAGCACTATCAACGTCTGCAATCAGGCTTCGTCGTCCGCCACGTTTCGCGTGTCTGTCAGACCCCTCGGAGCTACATTGAACAATCAGCACTACCTGTCCTATGAGACACCGATACCAGCTTATGACAGCATCCCATTGACGCTTGGTATCACCCTTGGGGCCACCGATGTGGTGACTGTCCGCTCAAGCAACGGGTCGATCTCATTCAGCATATTTGGCTCTGAGGTAATCTAAATGAGCGCAGGCGCACTATCCCTGCGTAAGATCAGCGGCAAGAACTACGGGGCCAAGCCGACCTCTGTGGTGGCTGCATACGGGGATCAGTATTGGAACCAGACTTCGCTGCTGCTGCTTGGCAACGGGTCAACGGGATTGCAGAACAGTACCGCGATTGATAGTAGCGCAAGCCCTTACGCAATCACAGCTAGCGGGACACCCGCGCAGGGTACGTTTTCTCCTGTGGCTGGAATGGGGTCGTGCTACTTCAACGCAAGCACTGATTACTTTCAGGCAACTGGCTACGATGTAGCCGCGCTAGGTAACGGGGACTTCACTATCGAATGCTGGTTCAATGCTGCTGACGTAGTGACTACCCGCTCCATCCTAAGCACTTTCTCAGCCCCAGCAGCAGCAGACGGAAAGGGAATTTCGGTGGAGTGGGTTGCTGGCTCAAAGATGGCGTTTTACTCCTTCGCGTACAACGGCTCTGCTGCCCCTGTTGTGGTCCAAACCTCAACCTGTTCTTTGAACACTTGGTATCACATAGCTGTGACTAAGCAGGGTACAACACACCGGTTGTTTATAAATGGGAATCTGGAGGCAACCGCCATTGCGGCATATACCGTGGTAGCTGGTGGTGCGATGGTTATTGGAAGCTCCTTGTATGGTGTGGCCGCCAGAACCTTCAATGGGTATATCGCGGGCTTCAGAGTGATCAAAGGAGCCGCCCTATACACCGCCAGCTTTACGGTCCCATCGACACCGCCGACAGCCGTAGCTGGTACTTCCCTTCTGCTGAACTTCGGCAACGCTGGAGTCTACGATTCGACAGGTAAAAACAACGTGAAGATTGGAGGGACAGTAGCGCCCTCAAGTTCCGTTGTGAAGTACGGCGTCAGCAGCATAAATTTCACAGGCTCATCTTCCATAGTTCTACAAGACTCCCCATCCTTTGAGCTTGGAGCGAGTGACTTCACCATTGAGTTCTGGGTGAATACCACCCAGACAACTCAGTACGCCACACTGATTTCTCGCAGCACAGCCGCATTCGCCACCGGTATGTGGACCCTGATGCTTAACTCGGCAGCCGCAGGTTCTGGCGCAATATCGCTGTGGGCATACGAGGTGAACGCTGGCGCAGCCGCCGTTATGACAACCACGGGTGTGAACGTCATTGATGGTTCATGGCATCACGTTTCCATGACCCGCATGGGTAGCGCATGGACTATCTGGGTGGATGGCATTAGTAGAGCAACTGCCACCTCCGCTGCAACCATAGCTGACCTTGCTAGTGGCCCGTTCATAGGCATGGACCAGTTCATCGGTCGGTACTACACAGGCTACCTTGATGACTTCCGGTTCACGCTCGGAGTAGCCCGTTACAAAGGCAACTTCCAGCCTCCGATTTCAGAGTTGCCATCGTTCTACGGCTCTCCAACGACTGACGATTACTGGACGCAGACCACACTTCTATTACATGGGGATGGGGCAAACGGGGCTAACAACGCCTCGATAATCGACTCCAGTGTCAATAACCTAACCGACACGGTTGTGGGAACCCCAACGCAAGGCAGCTTTACCCCCTTCCCAGTTACCGCAAACTCAGGGAAGACTTACGTTGCTTCTATAAACGGGGGCTCCTGCTATTTCAACGGCACAACGGACTATCTAACTTACGTCGCCACGGATGCAATGAATGACATCGGTACTGTCTCGATGCCAGTTACTATTGAGGCGTGGGTATACCCAACCTCCTTTGCGACGGATGGGACAGTAATCGGGCGAGGGGGTAGTGTGTATGGGTGGAACGCATCAAACGGTGTTGCCTACTATCTTCACCTTAATACCACCACCGGGATACCTTCGTTCCACTATTTCATAGGGGGTACGAGTACCACTTCTGCGACTGCAGCCTCGGGGGTTGCATTGAATGCCTGGACCCACTTGGCGGTAGTCTGGGACGGCGTATCCTCCACGAAGTTATACGTAAATGGGGCACTGGCTGCCACCACTAGTGGGGCCTACGTTGCCCCTACCACTAACACTACACTAGCAGTCGGGGCAGTAGCTGGTGGAAGTGCATCCTCCAGGTTCGCTGGGTATATCTCAAATCTTAGGTTCGTACGCGGAACTGCGGTATATACCACTGGATTCACGGTGCCACCCGCACCCCTAACTCCGATTGCAAACACTCAGTTGCTGCTTAGCTTCAATAACGCCGCAATCATTGACCAGACTTGCAAGACGAATCTACAGGTGGTCGGTAGCGCTGCGACGATGGTTTCGGTAAATAAGTTTGGTGGTAGCAGTTTGTACTTCAATGGGACAACTGACTATCTTAAATCCCCCACAATGACGCAATTGCAAGGTGGACCTTTCACTGTTGAGGCATGGCTCTACCCAAGTCAGGTTACAACAGGGTTTTATGTGTTCACCCAGGTCGGAACTACATCCGATTGGAGTGCAACTGGATATTCCTTTGACTGCACTACTACGGGGGCGTTCCCGCTTTTTGAGTTAAAGACAGGCGTAGGCACTCTAGCAAGTGCTACAAGCTCTATAGCCTTGGTAGCGAATACATGGCAGCACGTTGCTTGGGTATACGATGGTACAAATGCCAAGATATTTGTTAATGGGGTTCAAGGGGTATCAACTGCTATAGCTCACGCAGCCAGCAGCGCACCCAATTCGATTATTGGGGCGGGCAGTGCTGGAGCATCCCCGTATGGCGGTTACATAGACGACTACCGCATCACCAAAGGCTTAGCCCGATACACAGCCAACTTCATCCCGCCCACTGCGGCGCTGCCTGACAGATGAGCCTCGGTTCCCGCCCCCTAGCTGGCTCCCCGCTTGGCGCTGGTAGGGGGGTAGCGGTAACGCTGTCTGCTGCTGAGTTCTCGGTAGCGGGTATCCCTGCGCTTGGTGCATTGTTGGCGGCATCGAACCCAAATACAACGATTGCCTGCACGGTAGGTGGAGCGGCTGCAATCGGTGTTACGGCATCCATATCGACGGCATCCAATACCGTAATAACCTGCAGTGTTGGCGGATCTGTGGCGGCAGGAACGGCCGCCCAAGTATCGTCGTCCATAGCTGCATCGGTAGTGGGTGCATCGGCTGTCGGTCAGACTGCACTGATCTCAGCGTCGATAGCAGCGTCTGTTGGCACTGCTTCTGCAGTTGGTACAACTACAAACATTTCTAGCGGAATAACTGCATCCGTTGGAACCGCGTCCGCTATTGGTACTACAGCAAATATTGCTGTTGCAGGGTCCAATGTAATAACGGCTACGGTTGGGACTGCATCTGCTACTGGAACTACTGGTAACGTAAACACTGCACTTGTTGCAGGAGCAGGAGGCGCATCCGCTACAGGATCTACAGCAAACCTTAATTCATCTGTTGTAGCGTCTGTTGGATCATCCTCTGCGGTTGGAGCATCTGCCAGTGTAAGCGTAACAATATCGTCCGGCGTAGGCGCAGCGTCTGCCACGGGTACGACGGCATTTGTCTCTACATCGATTGCATCGTCTATTGGAGGTTCTGCTGCTGCAGGAACGAATGCAAATGTAAATTCCAGCATAGTTGCATCGGTAGGAACCGCACCAGCGATAGGTGTAACTGCATCAGTTGGAACCTCTAGTAATACAACCATAGTTGGCGTGGTTGGAGGAGCATCGGCTACAGGTGTTGCAGCAAGCATTCCGATAGCTCTACAAACCTCTTCTGGATCTGCTTCTGCCGCTGGCGTAAATGCTAATGTGGGGCTCACTCTTACCACGTCAACGGGCCTGGCATCAGCTAATGGGGTGACGGTAACACTTCCGTCTACGCTGTCCACATCGACCGGTATAGCGAGCGCTGCTGGTACTCCTACCCTGGTGAGTATCACCCTTAAGACACTCACTGGAGCTGCTACCGCTGAAGGTGCAATTGCATCCGTAGTCACATATGGAAATAGCCCATCCATCTATGTGAGTTATGTGCCTTCGACAGGCGTTCTGACAATGATTCAGATTGATAAGAACACCGTAGAAGTGCCTACGAAAAGTTACCTATCAATGGTCACAACAGAGATCTACTCATCCTCACTAGATGTCGGATCTTATGCGCTTTCTGTTCCAGCTACAGATGGCAATCTCAACGTGTTAGTGAATTCAACATTGGTGACAACATGAGCATTCTAGGAACATTCACTAAGCAGCCTGCTGATAAGCAGGACTATGACATCAGTTTTGCAGATTGGCTAGCAGCTCTTGGTGACACTGGTCTATCGCATACCTCAAGCATCACTGGTAACGATTCTGCAGCAACTCTATCCCCAGCTTCCTCTCTAACTGCTGGAGTCGTGAAGGTATGGGTCTCCGGTGGAACAGACGCAGTTGATTACAAAGTCAGTGTCAACCTCACAACTTCTGCAGGCCGAGTAAAGCAGGTAGAAATCAAGATCAAAGTGAAGGAGACATAAATGGCCTTACCTCTGTGGATTGTCAACGCTGACATAAAAATTATGTCATGGCTCGGAGGTAAGGATAGAGAGACGCTCTCAAGCGCTTCATGGAATGCTCACCTGACAAATGTCTGGTGGGGATGGACGTATCTCGTAATCGACTTGTTGCTTTACGTTTGGCAGAGGGACCACTCTCGCCTAGATTGGGAATACCGCAAGGAGATTTACCAATGATAGAACGTACCTATTGGGAAACCTTCGTCCACATCCTGTGCGACTCTATGCGCCCTGTGCGATTCATTTCGCTATGGGTCTACATCCTGGTAGCGGGATCTTTCTGCCACGCAGGATACAACACCAAATACAGCGATGAGCTGCAAGTTCTCTTCAATGCCTTTCCTTGGTGGGTATGGGCTTGCCTATCAACCTATGTAGCTATTGCTCGGTTCATTGGGTTGTTCGTGTGGGAGGGTAAGTGGTACACGCGCAGGATCACTCCTGTAATCGGCATGGTGGTATGGGCATTCCTGTTCACTGGTGCAGGAATCCTTACGCCAATCGATGGCATGGCCCTGTTGTACTTCATCCCTATGGGTATGGAAGTTTGGATTCTTGGACGTGCATTTGCAGAAGGGTTCATTGGTAATGACTGAACTAATAAAACTCGTTACCGATGGGACGCTACCAATTGGCTTCGGAGTGGTGGTGTTCTTGATACTCGTATCACTACAAATACCAAAGATCATCAACGGGCTGCGTGGTGACCGCGCTGATGGAAATATTCTCACGCGACTGGCAACAGCAGAAGCCAAGATCATGGAACTAAGCGACACCATCCACGCTCACGCTATAGATATCACCCTGGCACAGATGCACTTACTCAAGCTGTATCACCAGATGCTGGAAGAAGGATCAGATATTCCTCAAGATGTTCAGGGCTACGTGGATGAAATTATGGCGCGGCGGGCCAAGACCTGGGCGGAGAAGCATGAATGAGTACCGCATCTGCATTCGCATTCGGAGTGATCGTAGGGATTGTAGTGGGTGTAGTTCTTTCGGTTGCTTCCAATTTACCTAGTTCGGAGAAATAACATGACACCAGAAGAATTGGCCTCGGCCACGGGCGCTAGCATGGCGGATGCACTCAAGATGCTTACCCCAATTGAGGCTGCGATGGAAGAGTTCGAGATTGACTCTCCACAACGCAAGGCAATGTTTCTATCTCAGGTAGGGCATGAGTCTGACGGGCTGCATTGGCTTCGGGAAATATGGGGTCCAACACCAGCGCAAGAGCGCTACGAGGGTCGCGAGGACTTGGGCAACTTCCTGCCGGGTGACGGCTCAAAGTACCGTGGCCGTGGCCTACTTCAGATCACTGGCAGGAGCAACTATGTGGAAGTGGGCGAGGCTCTTGGACTTCCTCTTGTTGATAACCCTCAACTTCTTGAGACTCCAATCAATGCCGCGCGATCTGCTGCTTGGTTCTGGAAGGACCATGGATTGAATGAGCTTGCTGATAACGGTGAATTCATCCGAATTACGAAGCGCATCAACGGTGGATTGAATGGATATGACAAGCGCCTGGCGCTGTATCAAAAAGCCCAGGAGGCTCTCGCATGATGGAATTTATGAAGAAGCTTTTCTCAGAGGCTGATAACCAGACTCCTTGCCCAGTTCGTGTAGCAGCTGGAATATCCAATGTGATTTATCACCTGGCTGCTGTAGCCGGGATCTGCATGGGTTCGATTCATTTGGACATCTCAACCCTTGGACAGTACCTCCAGCATATGGCAACTCTGATTGGAGTTGGCGGAGTATCCGTTGGTGCGAAGTCAATCATGAAAGCAGATGCCAATGCTCCTTGACCTACTTCTAAATCCTCGCTTCTGGGCCACTCTCGTAGTGGCCTTTTTTTTGTCTGCACTTCTTCAAAAGACCTATCACATGGGCCAGGAAAGCATCCAGTCCCAGTGGGATGCGCAAACCGCTCAGATGGCTAAGCAAACCATCGCAATCCAACTCGATGCAGCAGCAAAAACAAAACAACTTCTTGAAGATAAAGAGGCTCTTCGCAATGAAAAAGACATTGAAATCAATAAGCTTAATTCTGATGTCGCTGATCTTAATAAGCGGCTGCGCCAGCGACCCAAGCGTGGTAGTCAAGGCGGTGTGTCCAACGATACCTCCACTGGATCAGTCCCCAGCTGTACAGGAGCCGAGCTTTACCAAGAAGATGGACTCGTTCTTGCAGGGGAAGCTTCCAGAGCAGACCACATTCGACTACAGCTTATCGAGTGCCAAGCCGACTATCAAAAAGCCCGCGTTGCCTGCAACGCCATCAAATAAGTAGGCAGTATGGCAATCATAAGAATACAACTATTCGGCGGTGAAGCTCCAAGCTTTTCTGATCGAACTCTGCCAAACAACTATGCGCGCGTTGCGCAAAATCTATTAGCCAAGACGAACGAGTTTCGCCCTCTGGATGCCGACCTTTTAGTGGCAACGATAAGCAATTCAAATCCAAATTCTCTGTATCGGACGCCCCGCGCTGTCGGAGGAGCTATTGACTCTGACTATAGCCAGCGCTGGGTTGCTCCTCCGTCCATATTAACGGATGGATACTATGTTCCAGGTCAGATCGATGATGACCTTACCTCCAGGACATATGCAACTGGAGCGGCAACGATTGTTAATGGATCAACTCCATTTGGGTTCCCACTTGTATTTGATAGTACGGGCTATACCAAAAGGCTTGGAGTCCCAGCTCCTATCAAGCCGGTCGCTGTAAAAACTGAAGTCCCTGAGTATTCCACTGAGGAAGACAACGCAGCGCGCAAGAGTGTTCCTGATGCTCTTTACCAAGCGCTCAAGGACAATACCTCGGCGGTTCCACTTGGCTCCTATACCCCAGCTGGAAACCCGCCAACATCCACCACGATGGGTTGGTTGCGATGGGACCAGACCGGCGTTACTGATTCTCTTGGCGGTGCCAATGGACTTCCAGGGAAAACGGTAGGTGAGTGGAATGTACTGATCCCATTGCAATCTGGATCTGGCGCTTACGTCATCATTCCATCGTTTGTTGGGAAATACAAATTCCTGATGCAGACGGAGTTTAGTGGTACACATGTGATTTATTTGGGCATGCACTACTGGGCCGTTCCAATCACGATGCAAGGTACTGGCTACTCGGTTAACACAACCGCGATGTCCACTCAAGTCCAGGCTATTCAAAATCCTGATACACAGGTCGCTAGCTGGATACCTGCTGCAGCCGCAAATACATTCTGCACAAAAACAGCAAACTACTTCGCAACCACAGAGCTTCCACAAAAGACCAGCATCCTTTCTCAGGATAGGGCCAATGTTGCTCTAGTGCTCGCACTTGGCATGGGCCAAATGCCTGTCATGACCGCGACCATGACATCATTCTTTAACCTGACTGCTGTCAATGCCGAGATCAACAATGCCATTGCAGCATTTGCTGATGATGTCATGGTTAAGGTCGATGATGCAATGGTAGTGGATAACGGATCTCTTGGAAGGCCTACCACTGCTGCAGACATCATTGCGCTATTCCCATCAAACCAAACATCCAGCAACACACTTTTGTTCTCCGACTCGTATGGCGTGCGAAACATATCAGTCAATCTTATTCGTAACGCTGTATCTGGCTTGCTTCCTGACGGATTCTCTATGGCACCAGATCTGGTCTCACAGAGAAAGTACAACGCAGCGAAGTCCCTGGTAATCACCAACGCAATCAACGCGAACCTAGTTCCAATATTTAGCAATGCGCATTGGTCTTCTACCTATACAGCAGAGTTCCCTCTTGGAAGCAATCAGTCTACTGACTCAGCATCAAGCGTTGCAGCAGCCGATGTTTCATCGGCTATCGCAGCAGTAGAACGCGCATCAAAGCAGGTCACAACTGACTACGACAATGTTCTCATCAAGATCAATAACACCATCAAGTACGACCTATTTGATGCGTGGATTGTTGTTGATAAGACCATCAATCTCCCAACGCCTGTAACTAGGGCGATAGATAGCAGGTACTACGTCACCACATTGGTCACCGCATGGGGTGAGGAGTCTTCTCCATCCCCTGTATCTTACATGTTGACGACTGATCAGAATGACTACGTCACCATCACAAAACCATCCGGATTTCCAATTGACCGGCAGATAGCTGGATGGCGTCTGTATCGCTCCAATGCAGGAAACCAAGGGGCAGCATTCCAGCTGGTCTCTGATAAGGATGCAACAGTAGAAAATTGTGGATCGCAAGCAGTTCTTATCAATGGAGCTTTTGATTACTTCGACATCGTTACCGGCACCGGTTACAAGGATGTCATCAAGTCCTCGTCCCTCCAGGACACGATTGCTACCACCACATGGCTTGAGCCCCCATCAAATCTCCAAGGCCTCACTGGCATGGCCAATGGAGTCATGGCGGGCTACTACGACAACGTCATCTGCTTCTGCGAGCCCTATGTCCCATATGCCTGGCCAGTTGAGTATCAACAGACTACCAAGATGCCAATCACTGGGCTCGGTGGATTCGGCCAGTCTCTGTTTATTGGCACCCGTGGAAACCCTTATATCGCCAATGGATCTGACTCAGCAAGCATTAGCCTGATCGAGCTTCCTACATCGCAAGCGTGCGTTAGCGGAAGGGCAGTTGTTTCAATTCCCAATGGTGTTTTGTATGCATCGCCTGATGGAATTTGTATGGCCGATAACGGAGGGGTGAAGGTTTTATCTTCTGACCACTTCAGCAGAAATATCTGGCAGGGGATGAACCCATCGAAGATGTTCGCTGCGCAACACGATGGAATTTATTACTTCGTGTTCCCAGGTGGAACGCCAGGGTCCGGTGGAATACCAGCCTCAGCAGATCCATCTGGACCAGGTTGCTATGGATTTGACTACCAGGCTGGAAAGCTTGTCAGAGTCACATTCAGTACCCTGCCAAGCGCATTCTTTGAAGACAAGATCTCGGATACCTTGTATGCGGCCATGGGAACTGGCGTGTATGCACTCTTCTCAGCTGGAACATCCAGAGTTGGGACGTACAAAACTGGGACTATCAGAACTCCATCTTATGACTCAATGGCCTGGATACAGGTGGATAGCGACTTATCCGGTGATGTGACTGTGAACTGGTATGCAGATGGATCATTGAAGCACTCAAAAGTCATCCATCCATCAAATGGTATAGCTCCACTTCGACTTCCGAGTGGGATAGTGAAGGAGCACGTTGTAGAGGTCATCTCTTCAGCCGGAATTACTAGCGTGACGTTGGCTAGCTCTACAGAGGAGCTGAGATCCGTATGACAAGACAGACTCAACTACCTGCGCTCTCCAGCGTTTCTACTGGAAACACTACGTTAGACAATTGGATCAGAGCTGTAACAGAGCACCTGCAAGTCAGAGAGGGAGATCGAGGGTCTCCTGACGATAGGGTTGTTACGCTTCGAGATCTTAAGACGCTAGGCCTTGACACATCATCCTGGCCAACAACTGGATCTCCTGCAGGCGGTATTCTGGTTAGGCTTCCTTCAGGTGGTTATGCGCAAGTTCCATTCTCATCATTTGCAGATTCCTTAAGGGGGACGCAACTGTATGCAGACTTGATTCGTAATATCGATGACCCAACAAGGTTTGAGGGTCTGTCTTCCGATATCAAGAACATTCTTCTTTCGAGTCTGGCTGATGAGGCTGCCGCACGCGGAGCAGCCATTACTCACACTAAGGAGATCATCCAGTCTCAAACACAAAGTCTAGCGGTACAAGTTGACGCCACAACAGCAGCTCTGAATAAAAGCGTCTCTGGCATCCGTGAAGTAACTTTTGCTACTGCCAATGATGTAACCGCTCAAGCTGGAAAAATTACTGAAATCACGGCAGGCCTTGATGCAACTTCAAATACCCTTCCGACTACTTATCCGACCGTTGCAGCTCTCAAGAGCGCAGTTCCTACAGGACTTGCAGGTAAGTATTACAAGGTCACCAACCCAGTCGCTGGACAGCCTGTTTTATTGTTTAAGTGGGACGCTGTGAATGGCACCTACACAGTCGCAGGAAAAGGAAACATAGCAGGACTAACCCAGTCCATGATAGCCACTGCTGACCGGGATGCCGGGTCAGAGGCCCAGTACACACTGAAGGTCACGGCCGGTGGAAAGATTGCAGGCTTCGGGCTTTCAGCTACAGACCCGATTGCTGGCGGCGGAACTTCTGCGTTCATTGTCAATGCAGATAAGTTCGCGCTAGTTACATCCACCACATCAATTTCCGATCCGACTGCACCACCCACGAATCTGATTCCATTTGGCGTAGATGCTAGTGGGGTGTACATCAATGGCTCAATCCGAGTTAACTCTGGCGGCGCAACAATTGGTTCATTCGGATCTGGTAGTGCTGGAATCACTGGGGCTGTTTACTATCAAGGCGCATCAGCTCCTGCAGCACCCACAGCCAGCACGGGCTCTTACAACTTCACGACCAATGTACTGATACCTCCGACTGGCAGTGTTACCTGGTCAACTTCTGTGCCTACTGTTGGGACTAATCCTACCTATGCAAGTTATTACACTTTTACAGGAACTGGGACTGTAGCCTGTACTGGAGCATGGTCCGGTCCAGTTGCTGTAGGTCAGCAAGGAGTAGACGGTAAGCGTGGACCCATGGTCACCAAAATTACAGGTGCATGGAACGCTTCAACAGCAGCCACACAAATCGCATCCATTGCCACTGCGGCAGGTTCTACACCTACAACCCCAATCAAAGGTGATATCGTTTACTACACAGGCGGCGCTAATGAATGCACTAACGCCACTGGCCCAGTGTGGGGTACTGTGGCGGCCTATATCGACGGCAGTTTGATTGTTACAGGAACTGTTTCAAGCTCACAGATTGCGACCGGAACAATAACCGTAGGAAACCTTGGCTCAAGCGTCCTTGATTATTCCAACATACTGGGTGTCACAAAGCCAGCCAATAACGCAAATAAGACAACTGTGTCTGCTGGCGTTTTATTTAATGACGGAGTCACCACTGGAATCAATGTCGACAACTCTCTCCTTAATACTGCAATATCAAATGCAGCTGGAACTGCTGCGTGGACTGGGGTTTCTTCAAAGCCTGTAGAGCTAACTGATGGCAGAATTTCAACCGCTCTAAGCACCGCAGGAGTTGTTGTTTCTGGAGTCAAGCCAGGCATCGTTGTTACTACTGGTGGCGCTGGCTTATACATGGGTTCAGATTTCCTTGGGTACTACAACGGTGCCACATGGAAAACCTACATGGATAACTCAGGCAACTTCTATTTAGGAGGTGCTGGCGGGAGCTTGGTATGGAATGGATCAACGCTCACCATTAACGGTGGCGGGACGTTCACAGGAACACTCAAAGTAGGAACAAATCCCACAGTTACTGGAACTGGGGCCGGTACAAGCATGTCCGGACTTGGGGCAGTGTTCAACACAGGCGCATCTGGTTCGTTCGCCATAGGTAACAGCGCTACGAATATTGCATTCGACGGAACAACAATGGTTCTGAATGGGAATGTGGTCAAAGCGGGGAATATCAATGTCACTGATCTTGGGCAGATTAACCCTAACCTTGGGACCATAACAGGCTTATCCTCCCTGCGAATTGGCTCTGGGGCGGCGTCCTTCAATGTAGACGCAGTCGGGGGCATTTGGTCGGGCAGCACTACTTATGCAGGCGCTCCATTCAGCGTAACCAACGCGGGCGTACTTGTCGCAGCAAGTGCCAACATCACAGGGACCATCAATGCGTCTTCAGGAAATATCTTTGGTAACCTAGGATTGGGGACTGGCGGCGCTCTCATACTAAGCAGCACGGGAAAGATTTACAGCGGCAGCAGAAGTAGCTATTTCAATACATCTCCGGGGGTATTCATCGGCGGCGACGGTAGTTTCTCGTTCGGCAGCGGAACATCCTACATATCGTATGACGGGGCTACGAACTACAACATATCGCAGGATGTCCTTATCAATGGGGTCAACGCTGGGTTGGTTGTGGCAAATGCCGCAGCGGGGGCGTCGGTTGCGGCCACTATAAGCGGGAAATTAGACAAGGATGGCGCTGCTATCCTTACTGGCCCCGTCACACTAAACGCCGCCAATGCGCTTACTGTTGGGACTCCTGCGCTAGACGCAGTAGCCGGGCATAACGGGTTCTATATAGGCAGCACTGGGATAGTGGGCACCAAAAACGGTGTTGCCACGTTCACCTTGGACACTGCTGGTAATGCTATCTTTAAAGGCGACATTACAGGTGCAACAGGATCATTCGGCGGGGTGTATACAGGAACTCTAAGCGCAGCGATGATTACGGCTGGCACCATAAGTGCTTCTGTTTCCTTGACTGCAGCGACAATCACTGGCGGGGTAATTGGAACGGCGTCAGGAGGGGCAAGGACTGAACTGACGGCAACAAGTAACGGGCTTACATCCTACGCATCGGATGGAACAACTGTCCTTGCGAGTATAGGTAGTGCGTCCGCCGCATCTGCGGGTTCTGGCTATGTGAAGTCAACAGGTGGGGCTAATAACGCCGCTGGTTTCGCTTCATACTCCTCAAACTACACGATTTATACCGTAAATAACGGGACAGGGGCGGCTTTAGGTGCCGAGAATGTAGGCGGCGGCGGCGTTGGTATCTGGGCCTACTCTAATGGGTCTTACGCAGTCCGAGCAGTTAGTACTTCTGTTGGTTCTTACGGTGAGGGGCAGGCCACTGGAGCAACTGGCGTACAGGGGTTTGTAAGCGGGGTGTATTCCAATGGGATTGGAGTACACGGTACTGGAAACGGCACCGGTGGGATTGGGGTAAACGGTGATGCTTCTGGAACCAACGGAACTGGAGGCGTCTTCCAATCTACCAATTACATTGCGATGGTTGCCAGCGGTTCAAACTATGGCGTGTACTCGTCTGCATCCACTGGAGTTTGGGGATTCTCAAAGGCCAATGGCATTGGCGTGGAAGGGTCAATTATTTACAACGGAACGGGAGGCGTAGGAGTCAAGGGCGATTCAAACGCTACGTCTTCGATTGGTGTTCGGGGGGAAGCCTCTGGCTCTGCCTCTCAGGCGGGCTCTTTCTACGCTACGGGCTCTGGTTCGATGGGGGTATGGGTAAGCTCCGCTAGTTCCTACGGGGTGTATTCATCTGCCACAGGTACTTACGCCTTTTACGCAGGAACGGGCGCAGCTACTGGATCGCAGTCCATCTATGGTTACGGCCCATTCACTGGCGCTCACGATAGCCTAACCGTGAAGACTGAGGTAATTGAGTCTGGTGACATTGTTGTGGACACTGCAATCGTTGGTAAGGCTGGTGTGTCGGACACCATAGCCACGATAACTAAATCAACCACACCGAATCAGAAGTGTGTGCTTGGCGTATATGCAGGGAAAAATCCCGTACCAAATAAACCCGCAGGTGATGCGCCCTACACGGGGCCAAACGCAATGGGTCCGATGCCCGATGCGGATTACACAGCCTACCAATCCACGCACGACTGTTCGATCATCAATGCCTTGGGTGAAGGCCAGATCAACGTGGTCAAAGAAGGAGGCAACATTGAAGCGGGCGACTACATCGTTACATCAAGCACGGCTGGTAAGGGCATGCGCCAAGCTGACGACCTTTACCGCAACATCACAGTGGCAAGAGCCCGTGAATCGGTTGTTTGGGACGCAGGCGACAGTTCTGTGAAGATGATTTCTTGTATCTACTTATCGGGGTAACAAATGGCTGATTACAAACAATCGACGGTGGCTGGTACTGCGTGGCAACGGTGCAGCGAGGTGAGAATCGCAAACCCGTATCAGGGATTCGGTGGCACCCCATTGGTCACCTTTGGGGAGGAACAAATCATTAACGTGGGCGGCAAGTATGTGCGCCAGTATGTTGGAGAGCTACACAAAGGATTTGATCCCGCCGCAACTATTGCCATGCTCAATCCAGTTACTGGTGAGTCGCTTGGTACAACAGTCACCCACGGCGAGCTTTACGCCATCCTTTTCAGCCTGTACATGCAGACCGCCCAGGAACGGGACGCCGCGCAGTAGTATTTTGACTATTGCATTGCTTGTAGCGTAAAATGCTGCCAGCAACAAAACCGGACAAACAGCACCGGTATAACAAACAGCAGCCATAGTCTTGGCCTAGCCGCCTTCAAATTCCGTAATCACCACAGCCGCCTGGATTTCCACGCGGCTTTTTTGTCGTTTCATCCTATGCAAATCACAGTCAAGTACGGGTCTGGGTTTGAGGTGAATCCACCTAAAGAAGTAGAAAGCAAAGAGGTGGACTTACCTCAGTCCATCGCTATGCGCGAGAAGGTTGACCTGATAGCAAGGGGAATCATAGATAGCGCGCTTCCGCAAATCGAGTGCCCTATTCGGCACCACTTCGCGCCAGGGATGTACGGGAGAGAGATTTCGATACCAGCTGGAACTGTCTTGATTGGAGCTGTTCACAAGACAGACAACTTGGTAGTTTTGTCCAAGGGTCTCATTAGGATGGTTACAGAAGACGGGTTCACTGAAATAGCCGCACCCCACACCATGATGTGCAAGGCCGGTACAAGAAATGCCGGATTGATTGTTGAAGATTCCGTGTGGACAAATTTTTTCCCAACATTAGAAACCGACCCAGACAAACTCATTGAGTTACTCACAGAGTCAACTGCAGATGAGATCCTTGGCGGAAAGAACAACGAACAGCTATTGGCAATGAAGGCCAAGCAATTGGAGGTTTGATATGTCAGTAGCAATGGTTTCAGCGGGAATAGGCGCAGTTGGCATGCTTGCAAGTAATGCAAATGCGCGATCCGCCGCAAGTCAGGCATCCGATGCAAATGCAGCAGCATTGGATGCTCAAGGAAAAGCCACTGGAGACCGTCTTGCATTTGACACAAAGGTCTATAACGACGGCGCTGGAGATCGCCAGTTTGCATCTAACCAAGCGCGTCAAGCTGCGCAATGGCAAGCAGATGACCGGACAAAGTACAACGCACTTCAGGATGATCAAATCGCCAGGGGTAAAAAATACCAAGGCGTTCAGGACAAAATCCTAACTGACGCTGAAAACTTCGATACTGAAGGCAAGCGCGAGGAGCTTGCTGGGAAAGCCATTGGAGATGTGAATCAGGGCTTTGATGCAGCCACATCACAGGTGCGGCGCAATCAGGAGCGCATGGGTATTAACCCAAGCTCAGGAAGGGCGATGGCCACAGAGAATGCCGGAATGTTCTCCAAGGCTCTTGGCATCGCCGGGGCTGCCAGTAAAGCCAGGGCTGATGCCACAACAGTTGGCTATGCCAGGAAGATGGATGCCGCAGGATTTGCAAATGGGACCATCGGTAACCAGGCAACGCAGGCAAGTCTCGCGCTTCAGTCTGGAAACTCTTCCGTCAATAACAGCCTCATTCCACTCGCTGTTTCATCTTCTGCCAACGGAGCGATGAGCACTGGCTATGGAAACGCTGCTGGTGGATATCAGAATCTTGGCAATACACAAGCTGGAAGCTTCTACGGATCTCAGAACTATGGAGCAGGAGTAGGACAGTCTGTAGGAAACATGTTTGGGAATATCGCAGGCATGGGTTTGAAGGCTTACCAGAACTGGAATTCAGGATCTAGTGCACCAATGGGTGGATGGTCTCCGAATTCAAATAGTGCTTCTACTAATGATGCGATGTCTGCCAGCTTACTGGCAAATGGGTATGGAACTGGACCTTAATAGGAATAAATCATGGGACTATATTTAGGCGGAATCGCAAACGGTTTCAATGGATTTATGCAGGGCATGGACCAGCAGTCTGCTAGAGAGCAGCTCGCAAAAGACCGAGAATTTCAGCAGTCTCAGCGCCAGGTTACTCTCGACCAGCAAGCCAGAGATAGGGACTTGCTCAGTCAGATGCGCAGCGTAAACCCGAACAAGGAAGTTCCTGTTGATGATGGGTCGGATGCTCCACAGGCCCCGGCCTCAAGCGATGCTTCGACTCAAGCTCCAAGCCAGCAGGCTACTGCTGCTCCAGCGAGTGCGCCAGCAGCTCCAGTGGATAACGCTCCTACTCCATCGGTAGACGCTACAGCAATCCCACCTTTAAATCCAAATGCAATAAGGGAATCCAGAGACGCATCATCTGCTCTAGCAACTGGAAAAGATAAATCAACTCCATCCTCAAATTTATCTCCGCTAACTCCATCAAGCGTCGAATCGCAGCCCGCTATTCCAAAGGTTACGGTAGCGCCAACTGATAGTGGGTTCCAGCCTCCTCCAGCAGGAGACCAGGCTTCTCCTGCGTCCGCTCCAGAATCCACGCAAAATGCAGTAGCTCAGCAACCCCAAGCAAAGCCGAAGACACGCTTTGTACCGAAGACTCAGGATGAGATGGCGCAAGAGTATGCACAGATTGCATATAAGGCAGGGAAGCCGGAAGAAGCCATTAAGTACATCGACTACGCAAACAAGGTGGCATTCGAGAGATCCACACGACAGTTTGCTCAGATTGATGCCAGTGCTGAAGGAAAGAGTACCGCCCAGTTAGCGCAACAGGTACAGCAAGTATTCCATGATGATCCAATGTTTGGAACATTCAAGATCACTGGAGTCGACCCTAAAACCGGCGCAGTGACTATTCTTGCATCGAATAAAAATACTGGCTATTCCACTACCAAGACTTTTACAAATCCTGGTCAACTCATGGACTCCATGCGCGCGTACTACACGCCCGACATGTTCAATCAAATGCGCCAGGCTGCGGCTTCTGCTAAGTACAAGCAAATGTCAGAGCACTTCAATCTTAAAGCTGGTGAAGTTGCTTTCGATGGAACTGGAAGATTGATCGGAAGTAATACGCAGGCTCCAAAAGGATTCGAGTGGGTCAAGGATCAGTTTGGTAATAACACTGGTGAGCTGCACAAGATGTCGACAGGGGACGGAGAGATGGCTGCAGATGCTAAGGTTGCTGCAGCAGAGGCTCGCAAGAAAGCTGATAAGGATGTTGGGTATTCAATAATTAAAGATAGCTTCAAGGATCAAGGGGACGCAAAGAACATTGGTCCTGCAACTAGCATCTATGAAAATATCCTGGCGAATAGCAATGATCCTGGGATGACTCCACAGACTGCTGCTGGAATTGCCATGAGGGCTGTACAAGCTGGAACTCCATTCACAGAAACTCTTGACCCAGCAACTGGGTACATAAATCAACATCTTCCTGACTACGCTCAGGTAGATAAAAAGACTGGACTTCCATCTGGTCAAGCTACAAATACCAATCATCTCATTGGATCTAGGACTTATAGCGGAGAGTCAGATCCAATATCTGCAGTGAAAATGAAGGAGTACGTTAATAAGTGGACATCATCTTTGCCAAAGAATGAACTCACAGAATATCAAAGCGTTACCACCCCAGAAGGTGCTGCCAAATACAACACAGCAGTTGCTGGAGTTATTGATAAGGTAAAGCAAAATTTTCAAGCTGAGCGTTCTGCCGCTAAAAATAGCCAAGAACAAGAATCTGCATTGAATAAGTACCAGGCTGCTATGGATAAGATAGCAGCAGACCAGCGTAAGGTAAATTTATTCCGCCAGTTTTATACGCCACCACCAGCTCCTACGCAGGCAGATTCAAGCCCTGGCATTGTTAATAAGCTTTCTAATTTTATTGGCGGAATTGGTAGTGCTGTGGGGTCTGCAAATTATCGAAGTGGATCAGCTACTCAACGCCTATAGGACAGTCAAATGCCTATTTCATTTCTTAATGAGTTAATGAGTAGCTATAGCGGTAAGACTGCACCTTCAGTCAACCCATCATCTTCTGGGAAAGTTACGTTAGCACCAGGGTCTTCATCGGTCATAGGATACAAAGATCCAGCATGGGATAGCGCTGAACAAAATGCTTCCAGCAAGACCGGGGTTCCAGTGGAGCTAATCAGGTCGATACGAGTCAATGGTGAGAAGAGTAACTCCGATCAAGTTAGCCCAAAGGGAGCTCGCGGAGTTTATCAATTCATCCCATCTACCCGCAATGCATTCAAGGAAAAGTATGGAGTTGATGCGTACAGCAATGACCCAAATGAACAAGCCTTAGCAGCAGCACATCATCTTAATGAAGGCTACCAAAGAACAGGTAGTTGGGGTAAAGCTGCTGCTGGTTTCAATGGTGGAATATCCGGAGAACGCGGAACCAATAAAACTCAAGAAAACAAAGACTATGTAAAACGTGTCATGGGTGGAATTACGCAGCGTACATCTCTAAATGATGATGACTATAGCGATGCGTGGAGTAACGATAAATTTGCAAGTACGGACGATACCGATCAAACTGCCTGAGAAAAATATGAGCGAAACACAATTTTCTTCTTTGAACAAAATTCTTGCAGATTACAACAAGTCTGGAGATTCTCCATCTATTTCACACCCAGTTAATTCAATGGATGGGCAGGTTGGATTAGCGCAACCAACACAATCTCCAATGGGCTTCATGGACCATGTGTCAGACGTTGGAAATTCTATCGTTCAAGGTGGCAAGGATTTAGTTCGCGGCGGATCTGACATGGTTCGGTCAACCGTAGGAGGATTTGCAGATCTTGGGAATAAGGCTGGCCTTGTATCTGATGAAACAAAAAACTCCATTGATGAGTCGAATGTCAAAGCCATTGGTGAAAACCTGAAAGAGGCTGAGGCTCCTGACCGGTATAAGCCGAAAGGACTATCTGGAGAGGTGGCGCTTGGACTCACTCATGCCGCCCCAGCTATTGCGGTATCCATGATCCCCGGCGTTGGCCAGGTGCTTGGCCCGGCCGCCTTCGCAATTCAAGGAGCTGGCGCTGGATTTGATGCTATTGCCCAAGGTGATAGCCTTAATAATGCACAGGCAAAAGCCATTGGCCAGGGAGCGCTCAACACTGCACTTGGCCATGTTGTAAGTGGATCTGGGAATGCTCTTCTGTCAAAGGTTCCGGTAGTAGGCAGGGCATTTGAACAAACAGCCGCAGACACCCTCCCAGCCGTTGGCGCAAGGTTCGCGCAGGGTGCTGGATCGATGGCTGCATTTAAGCCTGCTGGGGCTGCAATTGATGCGGCTGCAGACTATGCCACTGGAGAGATGAAGAATCCTGATGGCACGGATAAGACATATGACTGGAAGCCAGGTGCGGCTGATCTTTTGATCGGTGGCTTCATGGCAGTACCGCACTCCGTCTCCGAGTACGCCAGCCGCAATAAGATGCCTGCACAGGCTACTCTATTCTCTGACGGCTCAACAGGTGTAGCTCATAAAAATGGCACCCTGTTCTCATCTTCTTCTGCCGCAGAATCATTTATCCAATCCAATAAATTGGATGGAGCTACCGTAGCTCCAGTCACCAAAGGAATGTTCGACAAGAACTCCAAGGATGACAAGGTTCTCGGATATGTTGTAAAGCCACCGATAGATATCACCCCAAGTGGTGGACAAACATCTGAAGCAATTCCCCCTACCGATCCGGTAACTCAATCCCTCACAGATTCTGCCAATAAAGGCGGGCCACTATCTACCGCTGTATTGGCGGCAGACCCCATTGGCCAACGTGCCAGTGAAGTGGAGGTCATGCTTCGCTCAGGAGATCTCCTGGAGAAGGTGCGCGCCATTGATCCTTCTGGCGCAACTCCGTTCCTGGATGCATGGCGTACGGCTCAAAACAAGTCCCTTCCAGAGCAAGTTAGACAAACAGCGCTGAATCAAGTTAATCAGGTAATGGATCTGGTTAAGCAGCGCCAAGCGAAAGACCTCGCACAGCAGGTTGGATCGCAAATGCCAAACCTGGAGCAGCAAGGCCCTGGTGTTGAGATCAATAACGGCCTACCAAGCTCCATCACTCAGGCGGGCCACCAGTGGTCTGAGATGTCTGGATCGACTCCGGCAGAAGACATGGCTGCGCAGAAAGCCCAGGCTCTCCAGGAGCAACAAGCGCAGGAAACACAACCCTCATCTGATGCGCCAATTATCCAATCCGGACCCCGTGAGCGACAAGCAAAGCGGGATGCCGAATTGGCTGGGCAACGATGGCAAGATAAACAACCTATAGGCAACCCAGCCTACGAATCATCACCCTACCCAGCGCCCTCCACAGAGGGCGTTTCCACATCTGGAGATCTGAATGGCACAAAGGATGGAGCTCAACCCGTTCCTGGAGTCAGCACACCTACAGGGCGCGCTATCGATGCAGGCAGCGTGGCTCCTGGAGATGTCGGAAGAGATGGACTGGCAGCTAACCAAGAGCGGCCACCTGTTAGTAGCGTGGGTGAATTGGGTAAACAGTCCAGTGGATCAAGCAACTCAACAGTAGGAGAAGGTCATGGCAATGAAGCCACTCAAGCCATCCAAGCAGAAACGCAAGGATCGCCGGAACCATCCAGAACAGCAGTAGAGCCTGAAGCGCAGACAGTTACCCCCGCAGGAGATGGTCCGGCAGATGTTCGCCGTCGCAAGGCGCAGCTGTCCAGCATGATCTCTAAGGGATTTAGCGATGCCGAGCGCCGCGATGATGGAAGCTTCTGGCTGATTAATCACCGTACCAATGAGGAAATGAAGCTGGATGGACCGGCAGACTTCCAGCGCGCACGCACCCTTACTGAAAATGCTATTAAGGAAAAGGCAGCGGAATCCCCAAGCTCGCCTCGCAATGAAAAGAATGAGCCAAGTAAAGCCCAGATTGATGCTAACAACTACGAGCAACCGGAGACAGAAAAGCTTGGCTTTCGTGTTGGAGTTGAACAAGATGTAGGGTCTGAGCGCAAAGGAATAGATGAGCAGGGCAAGTCATGGCGACAAGTAATGCGGCACATCTATGGAAAGATTAAAGGGTTCGGCAAGGGGTTCGATGGCGATGAGCCAGATGCCTTTGTTGGCCATGGCCGTCGCATATTTGTGATCGACCAGACTAAGCCGGACGGAACCTTTGATGAGCATAAGATCATGCTCGGCTTCAAGGATGAGGAAGATGCACGCCAATCCTACCTAAGCAACTATGAAAAGGGTTGGAACCGCATTGGCGCAATCACGGAGATGCGTCCCCATGAATTGCGTCAATGGCTCAAGAATGGTGGAGCACTAAAACCTGCAAAGCCTTATGATCCTGTGACGAATACAGGGGTTAAATATGCAGCAGTTCATGGAGTCGATAAGTCATCTTCCGAAGGAAAAACAGATGGCCAAGATCGAGCAGGAGATCAAGGAGTGGACCGAACTGGCGGACAGCCAGAGGACATCGGACTGCGCGACTCCAGTATTGGAAGCCTTGCACAAAGTGGATCAGCTCTTCGAGATTCTGAAAAAGATGCGGCAGACGTAGCATCTACCGCACAAAAGCAAGGGAGAGAAATTTCTCTTGCTAACCCAGAGCATCCGGCCACGCGCGCGATCAATGCTCTGCTTGATGTTATGGCGGGTCTCACTGGACATCGAGGGATTGCAGTATCGGATACCGGACGCGGAGCATCTGACGGTTTCTATGATCCATTGACAGATCGATATCACGTCAATGTCGATGCGCCTCAAATGAACGTAGCCAAGACTATCGTTCATGAGTTTGGTCACCTGGCCAAAAAATACCCTGGCATCGCTGCACTCTATAGCGAGATGTATCGCCTGATTCCAGAGAATATCAAACGCGAATATTTTGAGAAGTACAAATTCAAAGGACAGTCTTTTGATTCTGCAAATGGGAAGCAGCTTCACCTACTTGAAGAAGAGATGATCAATGACTTCCTTGGCGGCCGGATGCATGACAAGGAATGGTTGGCAGACTTGGCAAATAAGAAGCCAAATTTATTCCAGAACTTTATCAAAGAATGGATACCACTACTCGACAAACTCATCACAGAACTGCGTGGAATCCTTGGGTCAGAGCGCGATAGTGGCCTGCAACAGAAGGACATTGATGAGCGAATGATTTCTGGCGGACATCTGGATCAGCTTGAACAGATGAAGCGCATTGCCATGGATGTTGCTGAGGAGTGGGCAAAGAACCGCCCTGCGTACGCTGAGCGCGCTGGAATCAATGACATTCTTGTGAAGCACAGTTCACGCGAAGATCTCCAAAAAGAGATGGAAGATGAGCTTAACGGTCGATCTGTTTCAGATGAGGATATCAAGGCCAAAGGCCGCATGGCAGAAGATGCCTACCCAGATCTGGAATGGAAGCCAGACAGCTCCGGGTTCCAAGAAACAACCATGGCACCGAGCGAAGGAAAGCATCAGCAGCGCATTGAGATGAATGAAGATCTGCGATCTGACCTTTGGGAAGGTGGAATGAATAACACCTGGGTTGGACCGAGCCTGGACGAGCGTGATGGATACGCGACCAAGAAAGGCGCTAGGGACTTCTTCCGTCGCCAGGTTGCTGCTATTGATTTGCGCAACCGTAAGTTTGACCTAGCCAATACCGTTGAGAAAAGTAAGCTTAATGAGTTGGTGAGTGCGTGGAAAACCATGGAAGAGATCGATGGCGCGCACCGGTACAGAGGAACCCTGCGCTCCGACATGTCTCTCAAGGATATCGCCAAGAGCATGGGCGTCACCGACAAATACGATGTGTCCATTATGAAGGCTCCTAGTGAGTTGGGTGAACACTCCATTAGCGTCACTTTTGTTGATAAAAAGACCGGCGCTAGCTATGGAGCCACCCTAGATCGTCATACCAAAGATGGTCAGAGATTCCTAACGGCCAATACGATTGAGCTTGGAAAGAGTGGACTTGGTGGAGCTTTCTATCAAATGGCTGCAGAGTTCGCCGCGCGCAACGGTATGAAGCTGCACCCGGAAGATTCTCTATCCGGAATCAATGCCTACCGCCGCACTGAACAGCAACTGTCTGCTGCGCTGCGAACAGATAAATCTAACGTCATGGTTCCGCATAAGGTCCAGCGCGTACATGGATTTGAAGATGATGCAACTCGTCAAGAGCAGCATGATGCAAACCTTGGTCGATTGATATTGGCTGGAGTGCGCAATGCGAAAGAGCTCATCCCAAGCTTTGAAGCTCTTAGATACTCTCCAGAGATGGGGACGTTTACCGACACCAAAGGTGTGGACAGAGAAAAAGCAATTACTCAAATTCTGAATAGCCCAGACTCGCGCGCATTTGGCATGGGTCGATCTACCTTGGCCCGGGCAGTCATGTCAAATATGATTCTCAAGGGAGAACTGTCTGCAAAAGATGTTGCCTCATTCAAGGAGCCTGTCCTTTATAGCGCACGCGATGAGGCAGCTCAGCAATATCGAGATGTGGAAGATGAGTATCGAGGTACTGAGCATTGGATGAAGGCCCCCAATGGGAAGCCAACAAAACTGAATGAGCGCCAATGGGTCCAGGCGCGCACACCAAACTTCCTGAAGTGGTTCGGTGACTGGACCAAGGGTGACATCTGGGGCCGTGACGATGTGTCCAAGGTTGTCGATGAGAATGGAGAGCCATTGGTCGTCTATCACGGAACTGATAAAGGGGGCTTTTATTCCTTCAACGAACCTGGTGGGAAAGACCGTGGTGACTTAGGAATATTCACGACAAGCAATGGATCAATGGCGGAAAGTTACATCCGAAAAGGTCATGCCAAAGACCTAACTCCATTGAATGATCAGCAGAAGCTGGACGATGCTGGTATTGAAATTTATGAATACCAGGGAAGGGAATCTTCCAAGGCAACAAAAGACGAAACATTCTATGGGTATCGCTCGTCTTGGTCTGGAGATGAGAGTGGATATTCATCAAAGGAGGAGGCTCAGAGCGCTGCAATAAGCCTTATTGAAGAGGGCGATGATGGAAGCACTAAGCCAGGTGTCTACGCCACATTCCTGAATCTTCGCAACCCCTACGAAACAAATTTCGAGGGCGCGATGTGGAGCGGCGAGAGGCATGACCAATTTATGGTGCTGGATAAGGATGGGGAGCCGATCTACACAGACGACGGCCGCCAATTCATGGATAACGCTGAAGCCATTGATCTTGCGGATGCAAGGGGTGGCCAGGTAACTGATGCCGACTCTCACTGGGAAACCACCGATAGCGCCGTGCGCAATGGACGAAATGGTCATGACGGAACCATCATTCTCAATGTCGTTGATGACGGCGGTGGAGTGGGTTATGACATGGAGCCGTCCGATGTGTTTGTTGCAAACCATGCAGATCAGCTGAAATCTGCAGACTTCAACACTGGAGAGTTTGGCGATACCGATGACATTCGTTACAGCGAAAAATCAAATGAACGAGAGTACAAACTAGACATCAAGATGGAAGAGCGATCAACTTTAAAGACAGCACGTCTAAGCGAGGAAGAACAATCTGCAATCGCCTCAGCAGCCAAGGATCTTGGCCTGTCTGATGTAGCAGTGGCCAAGGTTATTGAGTCAGCAAAGGAAACAAAGAAGCGCTTCCCAGTATCGAAAGGTTGGGCACCAGCAGAGGTGATTGGTATCTACTTCAAAAAGGATGACGATGAACTCCCAATCCCTGGCACTGAAGAACCAAAGTTCAAAGTAATACCTTACGGATTCAATATCCCTCCAGGTGAGAAGAGGGCTCCAGCTAAGATCGATGAGAAGTGGATGTCGCAGGTAACTGACAAGTTCCATGGTCTCGTTGAAGACCTGTACAAGCGATCAGACGCTGGCGACAAAAATGCCCAGACCATCATTGCGCACCAGACCTGGTATCGGAACGTGGCCGAGGTGCTGCGCCGCGAGTATGGTGCACAAGGTGACCTCTTGGCAGACTTGCTTGGAGCTATAAGCCCTAACACACCAGTAGACACGAACTGGCGTTTTTCTCTGGACATCCTGCGCAGGTTTGTCCGTGGCGAGTTCAAGCCTCTCATGGAGAATTTCGTCAAATACATTGAGGCCGGTGGAGCTCCATCTAAATACCCGGCAGCAGAGAAGATCCGCCAACTCAGCGGGAAGCTCTATGGAATGAACTCCGGCAATGCCATGGTGGCCATGGCCAACCTCTGGAGAAACATTGAGTCCGGCCAAGCGCCAAAGGCGCGCAACTTTGCGCTCAACCTGATTGGCCAATCCAACATGGCCACGATTGACGTATGGGCCGCTCGCATGCTACGCCGGGCAGCCAACCTAGTTCGTGGTGCCGACTTGCCACGCATCCCCCCATCGTCTGAAGCTGGCGTGTCTGGCGTCTGGAACGCAGATGCAACCAAGGTAACCGGTGCATTCGGCTTCGGTGCTGAGGTCATGCGCAGGGTGTCTGAGCGCATGCAGAAGGATGGTCGCAATGTCACCCCACCGGATCTGCAGGCAATTGCCTGGTTCGCAGAGAAGGAATTGTGGGGCACTAAAGGCTGGACCACCAAGACGGGCGAGGGTGGATCGTTCGAGGAGAACATCTCCGCGTCTCCCGTGGAGCGCTACCTGGCCGGTTGGAGTATCCAGCAGGGCGAGAAAGCGCCTGAGCCAGGAGATGTGTCGACCGCCCAGGCGCGCGTTATGGCTATGCTCATTGGGGACGACAGCGTTGTAGCCGCCCGGGCACAGCCAACATTCGGCCTGTACGGCGGCGTCATTGAGCACTCATTCGACACCGAGTGGACTGTCACCAAAGGACAGCATGACCCTTCACTGGTAATGGCTGAAATTGCCAAAGTCAGTAAGGAAAATGGTCAATATGACATCTTTGTCTCCAGGGTGATACACCCAGATGAGCGAAGTGCTAACGCTCGGCCCGGCGTTGAGATATATTTCAAAACGAAGCGCGATCTTGAGGCGGCAATGCCGGTCCTTAATGAGTTCACATCACGCGGTCAGGATGGCTTTACTCTGGCAACAGACATGCGATCCAAGCCCGGCGAGTTCATTGGGGTTCGACTGCAGTACGTTCCAGAGATTTCTATGCGCTGGGATGAGGGTCTTCGCAAGGAGCTTATGGCTCCTGGCGGGATTGAGAAGGTACTGAAGGAAAAGTTCGAGGCATTGCGTGACATTGCGCGCGATGTCCAATTGATGAATGGGGTTGCATACGCCAGCACCCATTTGTATGACACGGTGGTGATTGGGAAGGAGAACTACGATGAGTACATTGATCGAGCAGCTGGAGGAGGACATCCCAAGGATGGAGGCCAAGTATGGTTCGGACGACCAGTTCGTGAAGGACTCGAAGGAGCAGTTGCGCGCTATGAAGGAAAACGTGGGCAAGTCGACGCAGGACGTGTACCGGATGCAGGCAGTGAACTTCAGTCCGTCAAAAACAGTAGCCGGGACGAAGGACATAGCGGACGGGATGGAGCGCCAGATCAACGAACGATTCGGAGCGCTATCCACTACGGACAAAGACCGGGACTAAAAGTTCTATCCGGGTCCAGTCACGGAACTGGGCTCAAAGGAGCTGAGTATGACAGGCTTAAAAACACAACAGACCCGCGACTCACGAAGCGGGTTTATTTTTATGCTCCAGTCGAAGGAGGCATACCACAGCCTGAAATCGGCCTGGGAGGAAGCGTTTATAGAGCCGACCTCGAAGGCATCTATGACCTACGCACCGCAAACCAACCCATCCGTGGAGCAGGTAATAGTTTTGAATCAGCGCTGCTTGACGCTGGATACAAGGGTTACATCAACCCCGAGCAAGGAACCATTGTTGTCCTAAACCAGGATGTTCCGGTGGAGCACATTGGCGGGATCGGAGATCACAAGGTTATCCAGCGCCGCAATGAACGTACTATCCCTAGAGTAGAAACGCGCCAGGAAGGCGCAGAACTCGTTCGGCAGCCTCAAGGCCAGGAGGCTATGGACCTGGTTCAAAACAAGGCTGCAATCAAGGATGCGGCCCCGTCCTACCGCATGGAGTACGGGCACGCCCGCGTGCTGAAGAGCGAAGCGCCAAAGGCAGACGCCGTCCTGGCCAAGGCCGGGTCTACTTTCCAGTTTGGTGATATTCGCCACAGCTCGCGCGATCTAGGCTTCTACTCTGAGCTATCCAAGCAAGTTGAAAAAGCCACCATGAAGCAGGCCCCGTCCGGTGCATGGAAGTCCTACATCAAGGCCTTGACCCAGAAGGGCGTGAAGGCGGATGAGATCGAGTGGACTGGCGTCAATGATTTCCTGGATCTGAAAGACGGCAAGGTATCGAAGGATGAGATCCTGAAATTCCTTGACGGTAATGGAGTCCAGATCAATGAAGTGACGCTTGGAAGTCCGAAGGCTGATGTCGAAAAGGTAAGCGCCAAGATCGGCCACCTCGGCTACGAAGCCTACCTAGATCCAATCGACGGCACTGCGTACTTCATCGACCCTGACGGAGAGATCGCCTACTACGATGATCTTCCAGACCACATCCAGAAGATGGTGGATGATACTGGCGTAAGCGTGTCCGGTCCTGCGAAGTACGAGAACTACGTTCTTCCCGGCGGCGAGAACTACCGCGAAGTTCTTCTGACGTTGCCCGGAAGAAATGGATGGCTTGGCGAGAACGGGGAAACGGGCGAAGGAAAAATCTTTAACACACGCGACGAGGCGATTGCATTTGCTGGGCTGAACGGTGAAGTTAGCGAGTCTGAATCTAAGGATGGCTACCGCTCATCCCACTGGGACCAGAAGAATGTCCTAGCTCACATTCGTATGAACGACCGTACCGACTCCGAAGGTAAACGGGTTTTATTCGTGGAAGAGGTGCAATCTGACTGGGGTCAGGATGGAAAGAAGAAGGGGTTCAATGCTGAGCTAGACAAGACCCCTCTGACCCTAGAAGAAATTTCAGAGTTGAACGACTTGTACGGACTGCGCATCACAGGAAGAACACCAGAGCAGACTGCACGCATGCACGCGCTGAACGACCGCGATAACGCATCCAAAGGCAAGGGTACGATCCCGGCTGCCCCATTCGTAGGCAAGACCGACGCTTGGGTATCCCTAGCCCTGAAGCGAGTCATCAAGATGGCCGTGGATGGAGGCTATGACAAGGTCGCGTTTGTGAATGGAGAGCAATCAGCAGATCGGTACTCTCTTGCAAAGAAGGTAAAGATCATTGACTACAGCGTGACTGGCGACCAGAACTATCACGTTGAGGCATTCACGCATGACGGGGAGGTATTGCCGATCCCATACAGCCTTGATGCTGATGGTATCGAGCGTTATGTCGGCAAAGAAATTGCCCAGAAAATTGTCGATACCGCAACCAGAGAAAAGCAATCTGTAAAGGGCGATGACCTAAAGGTCGGTGGTGAAGGCATGAAAACTTTCTATGACCGCATCGTCCCATCCGTAGCCAAAGACGTGCTCAAGAAATTGGGTGGCGAGAAGCTGGAGACGGTATCAATGTCTCACGACCCAAATCAAGAGCTATCCAAGTGGGAGCCTGAAGATGGAGTAGGAGATGGAAGTAAAGCGGCCATTGACCAATACTCACAACCAGGTTTCACCATAACCCCGGAGATGCGTGATAAGGTTGGAAGTGGTATGCCGCTATTTAGTGAGCGAGATGAGAAGAATACAGATCTATTCCACAAGGATGTCAACACGCAGCGCATGTATCTACATAGCGTAGCCACAAAAGAATATCTCCTGAATCGCCGAGTATCCAGTGCCGATACCGAGGTATCCGAGCGGTCTGGCTCACCCAATTCAGGAGACGTTGCTAGTGTAATCAATTCTCTACTGAATGACAAGGGCGATGATGAAGTGAAAAAAAGCATGCGCTCCGGAACCTCAACCTGGGACATGTACGACGACTCCAAGTTTGATGACATCACCTACAAGCTGCAGAATAAGCAGATTGATACTAAGCGTGTCATTGAGTCCATTGAGAAGTATGTCGGAAAAGTAGACAACGATAAGAACGTCTACTTGCAAGAGGAGCTGTTCCATGGCCGCGCCGCCAAGGCAACCCACGACTTCGCCAAGCATGAGCTTGAGCCCTTGATGAAAGAGATTAAGGACGCGGGCTATGAACTGTCTGATGTGGAGGAATACCTGCATGCGCGCCACGCCAAGGAGGCTAATGCGGTGATCGCCATGCGTGACCCCAGCATGCCTGATGGCGGGTCCGGAATGACCGACGCCGCAGCCGATGCCTATATGAGAGCTCTGAGTCAAGAGGACCGAGCCAAGCTCTCTTCTATCTCCGCCAAGGTGGACGCCATTACCAACCAAACCAGGCAGATGTATGCCGACTATGGTCTGGAATCGCAGGCGACGGTAGACGGTTGGAAGTCCATGTTCAAGAACTACATCCCGCTTCAGCGCGAGGATAAGGAAGGCACCATGGGTATAGGCCAGGGCTTCTCCGTCAAGGGTAAAGAGGTCAAGGGCCGCACCGGCTCAACCCGCAAGGTGGTCGATATCCTGGCCAACATTGCCATGCAGCGCGAGCGCTTGATTGTTCGTGGGGAAAAGAACCGCGTCTCCAATGCGCTCCTGGGCCTAGCCATCGCCAACCCCAACCCGGAGTTCTGGAGCGTCGGCGCACCGCCGTCTGAGCGCGTCTATGACCCGGACACCAACTCCGTGGTACTTCGGCCTGACCCGATGTACAAGAGCCGTGACAACGTGATCGTGACAAAGGCGAAGCAGCCCGACGGGACCATCAAAGAGGTAGCGGTCGTTTTCAATGAGGAAGATAAGCGCGCACTGCGCATGGCCAAGGCCTTAAAGAACCTGGATGCTGGAGATCTTGAAGGATTGCTGGGTGTAAGCGCCAAGATCACACGTTATTTCTCAGCGGTGAACACCCAGTACAACCCAGTGTTTGGTGTAGTGAATCTGGTGCGTGACGTGCAGCATGCCATGATCACGCTGGACCGAACGCCTCTGGCCAAGAAAAAAGGCAAGATCGCACGCGACACTGTGTCGGCCCTATCCGGTATTTATCAGGACATGCGCGCAGAGCGTAATGGTCAGCCCGGGACATCCCAGTGGTCCCAGCTCTGGGAAGACTTCCAGCATGAAGGCGGGCAGACTGGCTACCGGCAGATGTTCGCTACAAGCAAGGACCGCGCTGAAGAGCTGCAAAAGACGCTCAATCCAGATGCCTGGCTTGAAGGGAAGTACAGCAAGATCTTCACTGCCAATGGGGCTTTAAAGGTTCCATTGTCAAAAGCTAAGGAAGGTGCAAGCGTTATCTTTGATTGGCTGAGTGACTACAACGAGTCCATGGAAAATGGAGTTCGACTTGCAACCTATAAGGCTGGCCTAGATCAGGGTATGAGCAAGCAGGAAGCTGCCAGCTTGGCCAAGAACTTGACGGTCAACTTCAACCGCAAGGGTCAAATTGGGCAGCAGGCAGGAGCGGTGTACGCATTCTTCAATGCAGCCGTTCAAGGCACGGCCAACATTGGACAGACACTGTTCACTATGGAAGGCGGGAATATAAAGAGTGCCCGCTTGAGCTCTACCGGAAAGAAAGTAGTTTATGGCGGGATGATGCTGGGTGCCATGCAGGCGCTGGCGCTGGCTGCCGCAGGATTCACAGACGATGATCCTCCACAGTTTGTGCGAGACCGTGGACTGGTTTTCCCAATTGGAGACAAGAAGTACATCTCAATTCCACTACCTCAAGGGTTCAATGTGATCCCGGGAATGGGCCGACAACTTACTGAGTTTGCGCTCAATGGGTTTAAGAACCCAGCCAAGAAGGCAATCGATTTGATTGGCCTGTTTGCGGATAACTTCAATCCGATTGGCAATGCCGGGATGTCTATGCAGACCCTGGCACCCACAGCGCTGGACCCATTGGTTGCACTGACTGAGAATAGGGACTTTACTGGAAAGCCGATTGCCCGGGTTAACAGCAATAAGGCTGTACCAGGATTCACCCAGTTCAAGGACAGCGCTACCGTGATTGGAAAGCTGATCGCTGAAGGAATCAATGGGGTAACCGGTGGCAATGCCTACGTTGCCGGTGCGCTCAGCCCAACTCCTGACCAGATTGACTACCTGCTAGGGCAGGTAACCGGTGGAGTCGGCCGCGAGCTGTCAAAGGTTGAGCAGACAGCCATCAGCACGGCGACTGGGGAGGATGTTCCATCCTTCAAGATGCCACTGGTAGGACGCTTTTATGGAGATGCCAAAGAACAGGCTGCCCAAGGAGGCCAGTTCTACTCCAACGTCAATCATCTCAATGAGATTGAGACTGAGGTCAAGGCAATGCGTAAGGATGGGAAATCTGCTGATGCGCAACAAGTGCTCCGGGATAACCCAGATGCCTACTTGATTGCTCAAGCAAATGTGGCAGAACGCCAGGTGCAGCGCCTCAACAAAGAGAAGCGAGACCTGGTTGCCAAGGGTGCTGACCGTGACCTTGTAAAAGCCAAAGAGCTTCAAATCACGGCAGTAATGACGCGGCTTAATAATGCCATGGAGAAAATCCATGAGACATCAAGGTAAGGGATTGGCATGGCCGAAACTTCAAAAATTCTTGGAAGTGCAGGGCAGGGACTGCCAATACCAAGCTGGAGCTCCGCAGTAAAAGACCCGACTTTCTGGAATGAGATAAAGAACAGCGCAGTGAATCTGGTGACAAACCCGGTAGACCAGTATCACAAGACAATCGATGCAGTTCTTACCCCGGCTGACAGGGCGTCTGAAGTCAGCAAGCGGGAATACCCAACACAGGACTGGGATCTGACCCAGCGCAATGCATTACGCCACTCCATGTGGGTTGGTGGCATGGCGCGGGCGATGGGCGCTGGCGCAGACAATCCAAGGTGGTCTGGGCTTGCTACCTCAGCTGCTAAGGGGGTCGGATATGCCAATGAGGCTGCGAGCTATCTAAAGCGAATCAAGGACGGTCAGAGTACAGATGATCCTGAGTATGTGCGAGACACGCTCCATGATCTGAATGCTAATGCAGTAGGCACTATGGCGGCAGCCAAGGCAACGTCTGACGAAGACTTCGAGAATCAGCTTATTGACGCATCCAAAAACGCCAGAAGGGGCGCTCCGGTTGGCCTACTAAATATGACTGACGGTCGGCTCTCAGCTGATCCAGACTCTCAAGCACCCAAATAGCCACTCCAATTGACAGAGCAATACTCAGGAACTCATGCGCGCCGTCAAGATAGAACGGGTTTGCTTTGATCCATGGTCCGAATGGGGCTACATCGGTGTGCACAAACATGTCTAGAGCCACATGCGTTACGGTTCCAAGTAGGCATCCAAGCCACCAGCCTAGATTGCGAATCCTGATAAGTGATAAAAATATACCTATCATAATTGCCCCGGCGAACGTGTGATCAGCTCCGGAGTGAAGTGTTCCCACAGGTGCTGGACCTCCATATTCATGAGTCCTAACCTCAATCGCCTGGAGAATTACGGGCAGATCTAGCGCACAGTTTGCCAGTACAAAGCCAACCTCACTCATCTTTCGTTTTGTAACGCGATTGAGCAATGGAAGTAATCCGAAATGAAGCGGAGTAATTGGCATAGAGATTCCTTAATTCAGCAGTATGCGGATGAGAGACCAAAGCACCGCTCCGACTGCAGATACTCCCATAACAACCCAAGCCCCAACCAGGGCAACCTGGGTTGCTTCCTTTGGCGCAAAGCCAATAGCTATAACAATAGCCAAGAATCCAATTGCAAGAATCTCCATATGGCCCATATTAGGTGCCAAACAAAAATTCCACAATAGACAATTTGTCACATAAACATCGCTATCAACATCTCCGACTCCTGCACAACGGTTGATAAGTGCGAGGAGATAGTATCAAATATGGCGCTATTGCTTGCGTCAGTTTGAGCTGAAATTAACTGTATTACCGCGATGCTGTGCTCTTTGATTTGCTCAGCATGTGACATTACCAAGTCTGCGTTTCCCATTCCGTTTTTCCCGTGTTTTATTTTGGAGTTCTTAGTTTAATGTTTGCCGCACAGAAAAGCAATGGGGTCAACTGGTTGGGTTGATTTAGAGCATAAGTTGCCCAACAGCAACTATCAAAAAGATAGACATTCTGGCATTTCAGGGAGATTCCCAGGGAAATTATATGAATACCATGAGTATCTGTAAGTAACTCCCCAGTGGGGAGTCTGCCGTACAGCAACTATTTATATGCTGTACTAATTGGTTCGAGTCCAATTGCGCCTACCAATGAACATCACGTTCCAGGGAGATTCCAGGGAGATAAACTCCAAAAGGAGCCTCTCCACTGGATTCGTGATTGTTTTCCATCCGGCATCAATCCAGATTTCTTTACAGCAAATCAAGTATTTTTGATCGCTGGCTCTCTCCAGTCTTGGGCAATGCCAAGCTTCAAAAGAATTTCCCACTCTTGCTGGGAAATCTCTGCGCCCTCATCCCACCCATAGTGCTTGATCCCGTAGTAGGCATCGTCAAAGTCGGCATCCGGATCATTGAACTCCCCGCGCAGGCGGAGCATTCGCTCCAGGTACGTTTCTGTTCCTATGACGTTACTCTCATCATCATAGATTTCAAATGGGTCTTCAGCTTCGGCACTCCTTTCAGCCCAAAGACCATAGGTGAACCTATCGCCCGCGCCATCAATTGAGTCCAGGCGATTCAAAATACACTCCTCGCTATCTGCTAGAACGTACAAAAGAACAACCTCGACCTGAGACTTTGGGCCGCAATGGCGCAGCATGATTTTGTGCAGTTTCATATCAACCTTTCACACAGAGAATTTGCTTTAGATCTTTGATGCTGGGTGCATCAATCTTTTGGCTGCAACGTAGGCGCTGTGAGCATCATTCGGGTTATCAAAGTACCCAAGCGATTTTGTTACTCCATTGATCACAATCCGCGCCTGGTACTTTGAAATTCTTTTATGAATATGCGATCCAAGAAGCCTGCTGTTTATGTTGTTCGCTGTTGCCCTTCTTTGATTTTGAAGATTCTCAGTCCTCGAAAGAAGTCTAAGATTTTCAATTCGGTTATCTATCCTTACGCCATTGATGTGATCAATATCTAAGTTCTCAGTAGGGTGCGACCCATATTCATACAGCCAGGCTAGTCTGTGCGCCTTATGTATTACGCCATTTACCCTGATGTGCACATACCCATGGAGGCCAATAGTTCCTGCGACAGCACCTTTCCTTGCTCTTGACGAGAAGTTGTCTATCCACCTGAACTCTCCAGTTTCAGGCGAATAGGACAGCTTGCTTTTGAGAACTTCCAGAGTGATGCTTCTTGTTTTTGCTGCCATCATTCAGGCCCTACCCGGCTAAGCATAGCCTCCAGCTTTGCTTTCTCCCTACCCCTATCAGATCCATCTATCCATTTTGAATAGACCTGAAAAAGCATCTTCGCGTTGGCATGCCCCATCTGCCGGGACACATAGGCCGGGTTCACGCCTGCTAAAAGGCAGTTGGTGGCATAGGTATGCCGTGTCTGGTAAGAACGCCTGTAGCGCACGCCTACGGCTTCCAGCGCTGGTTTCCAGTAGTGATCCCGCTGGCTACGCTCGTCATGCCAGGGCTTCCCGGTGACCGGGTTCTGGAAGATGAAGCTCGCCGGGTCATTGCCGGTGATTTCCTTCATGTAGGACAGGGCCTCAATCGCCCGGGTCACAAGGTCCACATCCCTGGCGTTGTAGGTCTTGAGCGGCTTGAGCTCACCGGCCGACCTGGCGCGCGAGACGTGGATGGTCTTGTCTCTGGCGTTCAAGTCGGACCATTTCAGGGCGATGATCTCCTCCGGCCGCATGCCGGTCATGAAGGCGAACTCATAGTAGGCCCAGGCCGCCACGTCTTTGTTATCTTCAAGCCACTTCAGGATGGTCTCCATCTCCTCCATGGATAACGGGTCCGGAGCAACCGGCTGGCCCTTGCTGTTCTCGATGCCGTCCATCGGGTCATCAATTTTCAGATCCCGCTTGGCCAAATGGAAAACCCCGCGCAAGCAGATGAGGTAATTGTTCAGCAGCTTAGGGGATTTCCATGGCTGGTTACCGATCTTGGCTGCCACATGGGCATGGGTCAGGCGGTCGAACGGCGTGTGCTCGCCAAACAATTCCTTCCACACACCCAGCGCATTGCGGTACTGGTCCTTGGTCTTAGTGGCCAGGCGGCCCTTGGTTTCAAACCAGAGGTCACACATCTGGCCAAAGGTCTTGGAGTCTGGTGACGCCTGGACCCTCTTGCTTTCTGGGAAGAAGTCCGCGTAAACGAAAGTGCCTTCTCGGATCTTGCGCTTGATCTGCTCCACCAATTTGATGGCGTAGCGCTCATTGGTCGGGGTTGGCTCAATCTTGAGCGTCTCCCGGATGTTCTCGCCATTCCAAGTGAATGCCACCCGGATGGACTTGTCGCGTAGCTCTACGCCGTTTCCGTTGCGTGCCATGTCAAACTCCTTTTTCTACCCACCTTTCATATCCATGAAGGTCGATGTAGATGCGGCCGTCAGGCCCTTTGCGGTATTGCTTCCCATCAGCCCAGTCACCGCGCGCAATCTTTCCTTCGATGGCGCGCTTTGATAGGCCGGTGACTGTTGAGGCCAGGCCGATCACAATGAACCGGCTTGGCGTGACTTTGACTTCCTGGGTCATGCTCCCGTACTTCCGAAGCCGCCAACTCCTCGTTTTGTAATTGGTAGGTAGTCAACTTCTTGGAATGCGATTGGGATAACTGGAATGACCATTGCCTGCGCAATTCGATCACCTTCGCTGACACGAAGAATATCGGCCTGCATACTGTCTCCATGCAGCTTTACCGCAACTTCTCCTCGGTAATCGCTATCAATAACGCCTACACAATTAGACAGCCGTGTGCTATTTTTGAAGCCATGGCCGCTGCGTGAAAATATCAACATTGCATATCCATTTGGTATTTCAAACGAAAGACCAGTGCGGAATGCCGTAGCGCCACCAGCAAGCACAGGGGATTGATCTCCGCAATCCACAGCATGCAGATCAAAACAAGCAGACCCATCGGTTGCATAAACTGGGATAGTTGCTTTTGGGTGGTTTTTCTTGACTTTAATTTCCATTTTTCTTTCCTTCTTTAATCACCTGTTCAGTTGTTGTGAACCGGTGCATGTTGAAACATTGGTATCTGCGATACCTACCGTCTGGCTTTGGTCTTGAATCAATAACTTCAGCAGGCTTTCCACATACTGGACAATTCATTACTGAGGCCTTCTTGGAAATGGACACCACGATCTCCAGGCATTGGAGCGCCCATCCCATCGACCGCGAACAAGTACCCCACCCATGTTCTCAAGCCATACTTCCACATTGACAGGGCAGGTACTCATGGGCTGCAGGTAGAACTCATCTGCAACGGCAATGTTTTCAGATCGATTGATGGTGAACTTCACTTTGCAGCCCTATCTAGGTAATCGAAGAACCCAGCGCTACACAAAGCGATGGCAATAGCGACTGAAACCATTCCCAATGCCGCGCAAAAGTTCCAGAGTGATTGGGATAGTCTCTTCATCGACCAGCTCCGTCTGGGACGAATCTACCGTCTGGGTAATGGAGGCCATCAGCACATCTGCTCGGGAGTAATAACGCCGCCTCAGAGCCAGGCCTTCCGGCGTATGGCATAAGCTCAGCTCCGTCATATAGATCATCAGAACCTCCAACGATTGTTCTGGCTGTAGCCTTGATCCGAGAGGACTCAAGTCCAATCCTTTTGCGCCCCTGCCAGGTAGCTCCAACAAGATCTGTCACATCTTTGTCGGCTTTGATATAGCCAGCAGACACGGCCTTCTTGTAGATGGCCGCAGTCAACCCGGGAACTGTGTTGAACAGATCTGCCTTATCCATAGAACCAATGCGATTCAAGATCGCAATGGCGTCATCAATGATTTTGTCGTCCAGTGTCATGAGTAGTAGTTGTTTGCCTGGTTAAAAGCTGAAATGAGCTGCTCCTTAGTTGCTCGCTGAGTCTCAATAAGCTTCTTTGCTTTTTTATGAAACTCTCTGAACTGGCGAGTGAACTCAATACCGCTGTTGTTCACCTTCTCAGGAACCTTTCGGAGCATCTCTTTCAACTGCGCACGAAGGACTTCACGCTCATCCATGGGAGTATTCCTTTGGACCTTGTGTGACTTCATTCTGGATAGCGCTCTCGATGGTTGATTGAGAGATGGCTGCGCGTGTTTCTTCGCTGACCGTGTCTTCTCCAGCAATTTCAATTTCGACACCGGCCTTGGCCATGGCGAAGACTTCATGCTGCGCAGGGATGTCTACAGTGAACTCATTGCGCGCAACATAGGCCAGCGCACCACGGGGTGTGGATGCTTCAACGAGGTGCACATCGGTGCGTGATTTAACGCGATAGAGACGAGTTTTAGTAGCCATGATTTTTCCTTTAAGTTAACGAACGAATTGAGTTTTGTTAGCAATCACCCGATACCGGAAGAGACCGTTACCCATGTGCACTTTTTCAACTTCATGAGCGCCAAAGCGCTCTTTGCGAAGATGTCGAAGCTGGGCACTAACACTTGCCTGTGGATCGCCGGTAACTTCAGATATCTGATCAAGCGTGTGCCACAGTCCATCACTGACTACATTCCAAATGCGAAGCAGTTGCCCAGTAAGGCGAACGTCATCGCGTGAAGGGATGTAATCAGATCCTGCAAATCGGTTTTGTGTTGCTGTATTCATGTTTGATATTATGCCGAACGGCAAACAAAAAGTCAAGAAAAAAGCACCAGTTTTTTCTGGTGCCGTTGATTAAGTGCGCATTGCCAAAGCATCAATGCGCCACTTCGGGAGGCGCATAGCCCCGCGAATGCGATCAACAAAGTAATCTGGAACCTTCTTCGTTCCATCCGGGCCAGGCATTACGGTGTCCATCAACGCCTTTGCGAACGCACGCACCGGCCGCATCACAATCACCGGTCGGCCTTGGTTGAATTGGTTCTCAGACCCTGGCCAAGTTGGAGAGTGCAGCGGGGCGGTAATGCGTGTCCGCGTTACCAGTGGCTTGGGCTTGATCTTGCTGCGCTCAATGGCCGCCTTGTATGCGCGGGCAATGATGACCAGGTCTTCTGGCTTTGCGCGGTTCTCATCCTTGCGGCGGAACGCGCGGGACTTCTTTCCGTTCATTGGATCTCCTTCGTGGTGTGATTGAATTTGCCGACGACCATCTTGCTGATGTAGGTTCCGATGGAATCGGCCTTCATCAGGTTGTCGTGCAGCTCGGGTGGTACGCCCTGGTACTGGTAAATCTTTTTTCCAGACTTGAATTGCACAGACAGGACATTTGTCGCTGAGTTGTAGCCAACATGTGACACGTTGGATGAATTAACTGGCTTCATGATTTCTCCTCGGGTTTTGTTTGACCACCCAGTGCATCAACTAGGTGGAGGATTGCTAAGCGCAGGGTGCCTGTGGTGATGGCTACATCGGAATCAAATGCATCATCCTTTGCATCGCCATGGCTGTTTTCAAAAACTATATCCAGGATCTGGATCTTCTGAAGAACTAGGTCTTCCGTCAGCACAAAGGACACGCTATCTGAATAGGTCATGGCCATCTTGGTGACTGATTTGCCGCCTTCGATATGGCCAACAATTTCCTTGATGTCTAGCGCATGGTTGTCGTACTTAACTTTGGCCTTGGACTCATCGCATGCTTTGAGCTCCAGTGACCTATCAATACTGAATGACTCATCGCAAGCTCCATCAACAAGCCATGCGGCCATGCAGCCGGATGGGGATCGCAGTGTTGTCAGTGGCGTGATTACCAGTTGGTGCATGGCACGCACCAGTGACGTAATAGCTAAATCAGCTTTAGATCCAGTAGCCCCAACAGCAATTGTCTTTGCCATGACATCGATCCATACCAGTACAGCAGAGCGGGTAGGAAAGGCGCTGGGCAGGAGCTCTAGCACGATCTCTTCCTTGAGCTCCTTGCTTTCTTTCTTGCCCGGCTTGCGGCCGGTCTGCTCTTCGATAGCTGCCTTGCGCTCTTGAAGCTTGCGTTCGACCACATCAGACGGGACTTTCTTGGTTTCGATCTGCAGCTTGAGAATCCACTGGTTGTCGATGGACTCTACGAGAGCGCCGAAGCTATCGCCACGGGGCGGCACCCATCCAATGGATGAGGCCTGGGTTGGTCCACAAGGAACAAATGAATGCTCCTGCAGGTGCTCCTCGGCCAATCCATGAACCATGGGTGCGGCGGTCTGGAAGTTGAATAACGATAGAACCTTAAACATGATGATCCTTTACCATTGCGTGAACCTCTTTGTGGTGACTTGTGCACAGCCACACCACATCAAGTGGCATGCTGTAGTCCGGGTGGTGACCTTCAACTTTTTCTTCTCCGCAGACTAAGCATGGGAGTTTTTGAAGGCGGCCATCTCTTATGGCATTTGCAACAAGGTAGCTTGCATGCCTGCGCTCAGGCCTCCTTGCTGCCCACCTCTCTGCCGCTGCCTTGTGACTCTGTGCAAATGCTTGAGTCTTCTGATACTCGGTACGTGCTGACACTCGATGTGGCATTGACCCACGCATCCTGTCATAGGCACGTATTGACTCCAGGTTTTCCTGCCTGTGCTTGTTGACCGCAGCCTTTACACAGGACTTGCACTTGGTTTTATTGGATGCATAGAACTCGTTTGCATCCTTATTGGTTAAGCAAGTTTTGCAGATCATTTGCACCTCAGAACGGGATCTCAGAATCGTCCATGTCATCGAACCCACTGCTTTGTGGCGGCGGCGCTTGGCGCGTTGGCTGCTGGCGCTGTGGAGGCTGCTGTGGTCGCTGCTGTGGAGCGCGCTGTTGTGGAGCTGGCTGGCGTGGCTGTTGAGGCTGCTGGGCCTGGCCGCCTTGTTGACCATCCTGCTGACCCTGATCTCGATTGCCCAGCAACTGGAGCTCAGTCACAACAATGTCAACCGTGTTCTTTTCAACGCCAGCCTGGTCTGTGTACTTGCCGTACTTGATGCGGCCTTCGATGTAGAGCGGGCTACCCTTGCGGACGTACTCTCCAGCAATCTCTGCCAGCCGGTCATAGAACGTGATACGGTGCCACTGAGTGTCTTCGGTGACTTCCCCAGTCTCCTTGTTTTTGCGACGGCTACTGGTAGCTAAGCTTGTGCTTGCGACGGCCTGTCCTGATGGGAGGTATCGGATCTCCGGGTCGCGCCCGATATTTCCAACTAGGATGACTTTGTTTACGGATGCCATTTACTTTCTCCTGGGTTAAATGAGTTCGGGTTGGTTTATCAAATCCATGGACTTGATAAACTTCACTGCAGTTGCTTCCGATACATTGAAAGCGCTGGCTAATGCAGAAATGATTTGCCGGTCAGTAGGTTGTCCGCTGAAGCTGGTGGTGCTGACCACTGCATAGGAAGGGGTAAAGCTGGTCACAGTTGCAACAGTGCAATCAATCAGGACAGCGCCTTTACCCTGAGTGACTGTGTCCAGGTTTGATGTAGTTGGCACAACACCCTCGACCAATGTCGTTGCAGATGCCAGCGTAGCCTTCGCGCTTTCAAATGCACGGTCATTGGCCTGCTTAGCTTCGTCTGCAGCTTTAGTCTTAACAGCTTCTTCTGCCAATTTCTTGGCTTCGTACTCAGAGACGCGCACCTTCAGCAGCGCAGCAAAATCGTCAGCAGCTTTTCCGCAGACATGGATTAGATCTGGGAACAGAAACTTCCAGTCGGTAGGCTCACTACTCAATGATGTGACATTGATCTGAATGCGGTCGGCCGTCATGCTTGCTTCGATCTGCGCGCGGGCCAGCTCTTCATTCACTGAGGAACGCAGGCTTTCCACGGTGCGCTTATTCTTCACAGCACCAGCAAAGTCAGCGACGATGCCGGGCATCAACGCTTGTCCCAGGCGCTTGTTCAGCGTGGCAATGTGGTCATCCAGTTTCGACCTTGCTTCCCGGACAATCTCCAGCTTGATGGATTCCTTGCGGGTCTTCACCAGATCGCTCAGCTTCAGTCGCTTGGAGCGCATTGCTTCCTTGAGAGAATCAATCGTGCGGAACAGGTCATCAATAGTGGCGGTCTGCGATAGGGCTTGGGTCTTGACGGCTTCCAACTCCTTCTCTGCAGAGTCGCAAAACTTCACCATCTTTTCTGCGTCAGCGAAGTCCTGGTCCGTCTTCAGGTCGGTGTTGATCTTCTCGATAAACGCCAGGGCTGTGGTTTTGTAGACTGCCAGATTGGAGGACTTCACCTCGCCGGACAAGCTAACTACCAGGGCCGGGAGATGATCCACTGATTGACCAACTGGAGCGGCCACTACTTCTTTGTGCTGGTAGTTGGCCAGGTCTTCCTTGAACTGTTTCCAACCAGCGATTAACTGTGCACGGCGCTCTGGAACTGAGGTGTACCAGCAACCATAGGTTCCTTGGTCGGTGCCGTCAGAGGTGGTGAAGTAGCAGCGCTGAGCACCAGTCACAAGGAGTTGCTGTTCAAGCTGAAAGTAGTAATGCGGCTCCAGGTTGCTGGTCATTACGGCAGTGCGCAGGGACTCATTGAAAAGCTTGTTCTCCCACGTAATCTGCTCATCCATAGTCATGCCATCCAGGCTGGCCAGCAAGTCCAGGCCTTCAATCGTGACAATGCATGTGCTTGGGAAAAGATCTTCACCCAGGATGCCTTCAACGATAGGCCGTGCCAAAGCTTCCGCTTGGTGCCCACGGTCAAACACATACTGCTTACTGGCGGTAACTTCCTCTGTGATTCCAGTGGCCTTAGCCTTCAACAGGCTGTCGCGTGTCTGGTACTTGCTCACGCCAAGCATTGCAGGAGCCTCTGATGCGGTGAGGTATTTGGCCCGAAGTGCGAGCCACTCACTCGACCCTTGAACTACATTGATGATTTCCATATTTCCTCCGTTATTGGGTTACTGTTGCGCGGACCATGGCCTTTTGCTCTTCGGTCATGTTTGCGCGGGATGCGACCGTGGCGATAACCTGGTCGGCCGTTTTCTTTCCTGACTCAATCAGTCCGCGCCACGTCGGCAGGTTCTTGGCGAACTGGTCGTCGGAGTAGGGTGGCAGTCCATTGCCTTGTTGCTGCTGCTGTTTGCGGTATTCAGGAGGAGGCTGATCGAAATCATTTCTTCCATATCCGTACCCATCGTCATCGGGCATATCCATGGTTGCTAATCCGCACGATTGCAGCAGCGTATAACGACTTAAATAAGTCTGGGCCGATGCAATTGCTTGGATTGAATTCTTCTTCCCGCTAACATCTGGCGGAGACATCATGGTTGTTGACTCGCTGTGCCCAAGGCGGTGCGTAATCTTGCAAGTTACAGAAATTACTCCGTTCTCTTGCTTTGTTTCCCAGCTATGACTAAACCCATACTCAGCAAGTGCATTGACAACAGCTTTGGTTACATCTCCAAGGGTTGCATGCATGTACTCAGTACCAGAGAAAGAAACAAGCTTTGTCTTGAAGATTTCTGGCGGGTGCTTTTTGAACTCCGCCATATCTGCAACATAGGCCTTGCGCGCCTCATTTGCCTCGTAATCTTTCTGTAAGTTCATAAGGCCTTGCATTTGCTCCACAGTCATGCCTGCCTGTAGTGCAATAATTGCATTTGCCATTGGCCCAGCCGACAGTTGGCCAGTAGGCTGAGACTGAATGGCACCTTGTTTTGATTCGACTATTGCGTTCATACATGACTCCATGATTTGCTTGATGCTGCTCGGCTTGCAGTCATTCGACTTACTGAGAATTCATTCGCCAGTGTTGTGATTGACGCACCTTCACTTCTGCGTTTACGAAGTGCTATCACGGCATCTGTATTGAGTTTTGAGAATGGATGGCGATCACCGCAGTTGCTTGTCCCGTGCATTCGCTTGTCAGCATGGTTTGCTTTAATCGTGTCCCATCGCAGGTTGGATGCTTTGTTGTTCTGCCTATCGCCATCGCAGTGGCATGCCTGCATTCCTTCTGGACACGGGCCAACAAATGCGCAGAGAACTATTTGATGTATGTATACGGTTGAAACAATGTCACCATTTGTCAACCGAATGCTTAGATACTTTGATTTGCCTGCACCTGGAGATAGAACTTTTTCGTAAATCTGGTACTGCTTTCCATCTGGTTGATGGACAACTCTCGGAAGCCTTTTAATACGACCAAGATCACTGATCATGTAAAGACCTTCATAGCCAACTACATCAATCCATTGCTCGTTCATGTTTTCTCTCCTGTTAAATTACATTATGCCATACGGCAAACAAAAGAGCAACAGATAGTTGACTCTTTTGTGTTGGTTATTTCAGACTGGTCTGATTAAGCCGAGCTCGAAAAGCTGGCCAATAGTGCTGCGGTGAGCTTCATCCCATCTCTCTATGCGCTCACTCTTGGAAAGGTTCTTTCCGCTATCAATTTCAACGTGGCATTTAGGGCATATTGCAGCTACCCGGTAGGGCTTCGCCTTCAACCCCATGCCCTTACCATCCTTGCTCTGGTTTGAGTGCGATACCTGAACACCATGTTTGCCGCACAGTTGACACGGCAGCTGGGCCACTGCGGCGAACAGTTTCTTCTGATCGCTAGGGTGCATGAGCTGATACTTCATGCGTACGCCAATATCTGATCGACAATGTTTCGCAACCGTGCCTCAGACATTTCCCCGTGGTAGATGTGCTTCAAAGCCGCGCTAATGAAGTCTGAGTAGACCTGTTCGCGCTCCTCGGGAGAGCACTTCGCGAATGAAAGTGACCTGGCTTTTGGCGTTGGCTTTCCATCCCAGTCAAACACGACATCAAAGTGCCCAGCAAGAATCGTGAAGTGCTGCCTCCATGTGTCAAAGCACGGCTTTACCAGTTGCCCCTGGTACTCAACCCCGGTGTCGACGCGATCCTTGAATTGCTCATAGCAGAGATTCAACAAACTCATCATCTTGCGGTGGAATGCACCGTTCTGCATGAGCTTAAATTCTCCGCGCACCATGGAGCCAGACTTGAATCGTTTAAGTGACTCTGCCTGCTCATCATCAACCGGTATAAGCGAACCCGTTGGAGACTTTAGAAGGATTACTTCCATTGCGCCTCCAACCGGATTCCGCGTGACGTTCCTTTGATGATACGGATCTGACCCTTACGCTCCAGGATTTTCAAACCTTCCTCTGCAGAGTTTGGGCTCCTATATCCCAGGCCCTCGGCGATCTCTTGCCTGGTAGGTGGCACATCGTTTTTCGTGATGAAGTCCTTGATGAAGTGCATCATCTTGGTTTGAACTGCTGTCAAATGCATGCTTAGTCTCGCTCTTTGTAAAGGAGGTTGATGGTCTTAAACGAAAGTGTGTGGTCCAGTGAGCGGAACACTAGGCCCTCGCCGTGGCGGCCGTTGGGGTAGGTGATCTCAGCCATCCGACGAAGCTGGTCCGCATCCAAGTAGCAGCCCGGCTCAATCGTGAACTGGGCATGCGCAATGGGTACGCCGGTTGCAATGCAGGCGTCAATCAGATCCTGGTCGCTGCGGCGGCAATGGTTCACAAAGTCGTACAGCGTGAAGGCGCGTCCCTCAACATCCGCCAGTCCCAATGGGTTACCTTGGATGCTTGGACCTATCACCTCGAACTGCAGTGCACAGCCTTCAGGCAGTTTGCTTAGGTCGTACTTGCGTGCCGTCTTCCAGTAGGCATTCGTTCCACCAGTAGGGATGAACTCTTCGAGCTCCAGGTTTCTACTGGCCACACGAAGTGCACCCGTGGTAATGTCGTTCCACGCGGTGCAGCTTGATCCGTCGTACTTAATGCGCGCCACCATGGCGAGGTTGGCGATCTTGTCTTCCAAGTCGTCAACGGTCTGAAAGTTGGGCTCATCGGTCTTTGGAATGAAGCTAGGGAAGTTTCCTTTGGCCACGCCTTGCATGGATGCCGGAATGGGCTTGGTGAACTTTGTCACCCCAAGCTTCTCGGAGAAGTCAGTCCCTATGGGCGCATCGAATTGAAGCTCATCAACTGGGTCGGTTGGGATGTTGATGATCACGCATTCCGAAGGTACGCCTTTAAAGCGGGCCATGCGAACACGCCACTTGTGCTTTTCCATGAATGCCCAGCGTGGGTCAGGCGGGAGCACGGCATCCTGCAGAAATACTAAAACCCTTGAAGCAGGTAGGACATCAAGCCCAACTACTCCAGACCACTTGCCTGCAGATCCGCACACCACTGTTGCCTGACGAATAAAGTCAGCTCCTGGGATGTTGTGAATTGCTACTACCATTCCGATTACTACTAACGCCTGTGTCATCTTTTTTCCTCTTTAGTTCAAGCCACGGAAGCTGCTCCGTGTATGTGTTGAAAGCCCTATCTGCATAAGCCGGGTCAAAGGTGTAGATCCATCGGCAATGGGATAGGACAAGTTGTTTCAGAGCCTTGTCTCGTTCTGTTAAACCGTTGTGTTCTTCAGCGCGAATACACCCCTCCTTGTCCGACGGAGAAAACCGTCATTTGCCATTTCCGTTAGGAGTTGCTGTAACTTCCGGTAGGACTTCCATCCGGTGATCTCCAAGACCTCATTGATACTCAAAGGGCCGTGCTCCAGGAGCATGTAAAGGGATCGCCGGTTCATCAGTACGGCTCCTTGTTTTCGTTGTGGCGCACCCAAAACTCTTTGCAGTCAGCTCGGAACTCCCAATCTCCACGCTCTGTGTTGGCAGGGTGATCAAATCCAAATCCCTCATCCCATTGGCGATCAATCCCAAACTGGCGTTCAGTTGCCAAGGTGCATGCGGGGCAGTTGTGGCATGCTTCACGCAGCGCCTTAAAACCCTTTGCATAGGCGGCCTGCAGTTCAGGCATCGAGAGTTGAACCTCACCCATCAGGGCGCACATACTGCACTCCCGATCAGGTCGCAACGTGCAACCCTTTTCATGCTTCACCATGGAAGGCTTGGTTCCGGTAGACTTTTTGCAGTGGTCGCAGTAGTACCGGTTTTTCAAAATAATCTTCATGCTCGCATCCTTTGTTTCGCAAGGTGTTCAAGATTTGTAAGGGTGAGTGGAGGGGCTTGCCTCTGACTACGGACCCGGGCCTTGTAGGCCAGGAATTGCTCATCCAGCTCAACCCATGGTCCAAAGCCATTGGCAATACCCTCAGCCTCGATAGAGGCTCTGGAGTCAGGGTCTGCAGTTGCCGCGCTTTCTGGCGGAGGTGCGACCCCAAACGATCCACGGACCCGGAGCTTGGCCCAGTCCTCACGGACAGCCTCCATGAACGCCGAGTCCCAGTCGACGTACTGGTAGCCCTTGGCCTTGGCCTTGGCTTTGAACGCCTCCAGGTGTTGGTTGAGCTGGCCAAAGCCCTTCTCCCTGGACCAGTCCACAACCCGTTGGCTAATGCCAAAGTCGACTGGGATGTCTGACTTCGGTGGCTTCCTCTTTGGCTTATCCACAGTGGGCGTAGGCAACGCAGTTGCCGATGGCGCGGAAGCGCTGCACTCAGGAAGGGGGAAGGGGGAAGAGGGATTCAGGAAGAGGGATTCAGCCGGAGCGGTTCCGTTTTTATCCAGAACTTTCTCGATATTCTCTAACTTGTTGATTTCATTAGAGTTTTCTGGAGGTGCTGGGATTTCACTTCCGGAGTCTCGCTCGTTCTTGTGAGGGTTCTGGTGCTTGTCAAAATTGAGGATGCTGATGTACCGTTGACCTGATACGGAATAGATCAAGATAAATCCAGAGTCCTCCAGATTTTTCGCGAGGACTTCGATATCGCAGTTGTCGTACGGCAGAAGTTGAACTTTGATTCGTTTTGGGCGGAACTCAAAGCAACCCTTGAAGTCGGCAATAGTCCACATGCCAATGAATAGGAGCCTGGCTATTGGCTCAAGCTCACCAAGCTTATCGTTGGAGAAAAAGCTGGGCTTTATATTCCTCGCTCTTGCCATTTATTTTGTCCTACTGGTTAAAATTACAGGTTGCATATCTATACTTGTTTGCTAGACTGCAAATCTAATGTTGAGAAATTTGTTAAATCCGCTACCTAGTTGTCAAGCTGAGTCGCCAGCGAAGAAGTTCTTCGTGCGTGAACTTTCCACTGGAAAGCTCAACGATCACGGGAATCCATTTCGCTGGGAGAGCGCGTCTTTCGTGCTTCACATTGCTGACATTTGTCGCATTGATGCCCAGCTTTTTTCTCAACTGGGTGGCCTGCCCAGGATTCTTATCCAGCCATTTTCGGAATTTCTGCATGCCAGCATTATGCTGAACAGCAAACGAATGGTCAAGAGTCCTGCAAATTATTACAAAAGGAGGTAAATATGGCTGAAAAAGATGAGCTAACACCAATTCGCAGATCAAACCTGGCTCTATGGATGGAGGAGGGTGGGGTCACCAGGACATCCTTGGCTGATCGCCTTGGTGTTGGCCGTGCCTATACGTCACTTCTATTTAATGAGACGCGCTACTTTGGATCAAAGGCGGCAAGGTCTATTGAGAAGAAGCTTTACATGCCTACTGGATTCTTGGATGCAGCACCAGGGACTGTGCCTTTGTCTGTATCTGAGTGGTCTACACCCGCAGATTTGCCATCGAATGTTTTTGCACTGGTGCCAAGGATTGCCGTCCAGGTTGCGGCCGGAAGCGGCGCGATTGTGGATGTCGAAGAGCATCTTCCTCCCCTTGCTTTTAGAAAGCATTGGCTTGATAAGAAACAGATTACGAGCAGGGATAACCTGCGCATCGTGACCGTGAAGGGAGACTCGATGAGCCCCTACCTCATGGATCACGATGTTGCAATGATTGACACCGGCCAAGTCGACCAGATCCAAGACAATCACATTTATGCGATAGAGCACTCAGGCGATGTTCGGATTAAGAGACTGTCAAAAAGATTCGATGGGGGTGTGTTGATCAGGTCTGATGCACCGGGCTACCCGGAAGAATCACTCTCAGCCAAGGACGCTAAGTCGCTTCGCGTTATTGGGAAGCTGGTATGGCGTGCTGGATAGGATAGATCAAGGCTTCGAGATGGCGCATGACCCGCAGTGGCGCACCTTTTGATTCGTACCGTGTGTATGTTCGGAGTGATACCCCGAGCTTTTGCGCCATAGCTTCTTGAGAGAGTCGGAAGTCGCAGCAACGTGCAAGACGGAGTTGCTGGATGCTTTGTTCATTTGTCATGATGTCGATTCCTTTCGGTGAGAGTCGCATGCAGGTAGCATTTCCACAGCGTCTCGATGTGTGATCCTGGGTATTTGTATCCAGGCTTTGGCGTGACGAGCACGCGAGGTTGGTAGCCCATGGTCTGAAGAAAGACATGGAACGATTCGCGGATAGGGAGGTCTCGCTCCAGTGTTGTAGTCTCGATGCGAACCCGCTCCTCAAAGTCTTCCTTGCGTAGGATGGCTTCTCGGATCTTGTCTTCTTCAGATGGGTGTGTCATGTTGTTTCCAGTAGGTGTTGCCGATGCTGAATGCTACCCCTGGCAGCGCGCAAAGTGTTGAGGTGCACCCTGAGTACCGGATCGGTCTCAATCGTGCCTCCTGGGTTAGCCTGGTAGCCTCCGGCGATGCAAAATGAAGTTGGTGCATTGATGTTGTCAAAGACCATCTTGTCGCGTTGCGATAACTGCTTGTCGTCTAGGAATCCTCCAAGCGGGTCATTAATGTGAGGATCGGCACCCAGCTGCGCAATTACAACGTCTGGTCGAAATGCATTTATTTCGTCAATCGATTCCTTTAGCCAGGCTTGAAACTCAAGTGCCTCCTGCCTTGGGTTGTCACCGTAAAAGTATTTGCCTTGTGTTAAATGCAAGACACTGTTTGACAGCTCCGGCTTGTGCTGCAATATATTTTCAGTTCCATTGCCTTCATGCATGTCGAGATCGAGAATTGCACACTTGAAGTCAGGGTTTTCTTGCAGCAATTTTGCAGCCACAACCATCAGCCCATTGAATGTACAAAAGCCACCGGAGCCGATGCTGTAGCCGCTATGGTGGAAGCCGCTTGTGGGGCTTAGGACTGGAGTTGTCGGGCTCTCTATTGCGCACCTTGTTGCTCCAAGTAGGCTACCAATGGTCCATAAACAAGACTCCGGAATGCGTGGGTCGCAATTCTCAAATCCGTTCGGGTCCATGAGTGCAAAGATACGATCCACATGATCTTTGCGATGCACAAGGTACAAGTCTTCTTTTGTTACTGGTGTTACTTGGCGCACGTCTGAAAATCCGTGGCGAGACGCGAGCCAAACCAATCGCTCTGGCTTTGATGCACTTGGTGAGTAACTATCTATCCCGGAAACCGACTGACGTTTGTCGTAAAAAATTGGTATGTTCATTTCATGCTGCCTTTTTGAAAATTCCATTTGATGCAATCTCTATATCTTTATAGAAGACGTTCCTTTTGCTGATGTATTGATAATCCAGCCCAGCTAAGTCACATGCATCGCCAAGCGAAATTACTTCGTTTTTGTAAAAGACCATAGTGGTCGTTGATCTGTTTCTTGCTTGTGATTTGCTTGTAGCCCATCGACAATTTTCAGGCCCATAAGGCTTGCTGTTGTCTATCCTGTCCAAGCTAAATTGAAGACCAGGTCTATTTCCCATGTCTGCAAGAAATATCAAGTAGTTTCTCCATTCCAATGGAGGAGTTCGATCCTTGTATTCGTTGTATCTTGGGTAGTTCTTATTGGTGCATCTATTCCACATTGATTTCCATGAGCTGTATGTTATGGAGTCAACATCGCCATGTTTTAGAAAGGTTGAAGATGTAATTTTTTTATGCAAGCATCCGCAGCTTTTAGTGTGACCACTTAATAAAGAATACTGCCGTACTGATGTCAACTCACCGCAATCACAAACGCATTCCCATATTGGAACTCTGCTCTTGTTTTTTCCTTTGTATTCTGTGACGATAAGATTTCCAAATCTAGTTCCAATCAACTCCATCTTTGCATCAATTGCTTTTGGCATTAGATTTCTCCTTCGTAAAGAAGATCCTCGGCCGTCTCATCGATATGCTCAGCGATGTTGAGTGCAGTAGCCAGCAGCATGTTGTCAGGCTGCTGGCGCATTAGGCGTTTGAGGATTACTTGAATGTGGTGTGCATCCACCACGATGTTTGAGAGTTGTTCACTCATGTCATGCTCCTTATCGAGACTTCAATCCACCATCTGTTTTGAATCAGAGTGGTGGGCAGGATGTTCAAAACCAGAGATAAGTCTGGCGGCTGACGTTACCGCTCAACCCATCCTGCCCGTAATCGAAATTAAGGACATGACAAAACCGCACTGACGGGGCGGTTTCTCCGCTTATCTCAAGGTGTTTTGAAGCACCATCCATTTCTGGACAGCTCGAATATACGCCTGCAAAATTCTTGTGTCAAGATTTCCCCTGTATGTATTTTGTGAGCCGACCAATGCGGTCGGTGTTGTATGCGCAGATCGCTATCGAATAGTCTTTTGCAGACTGTGCGTCCAAAAGACTGCGCCTGGCTTCTTCGAGCTCTCGAATTGCCATCTCTTCTGGAGAGGGTTTGCGAAATGGGCTGAGGAACTGCTGCAGAAATTCTTTCATTTACCTTCCTTTATGATTGCGTCGTAGATCTCACGGCCAAGCTGTTCGAGACCCCACTGGGTGCAGGTTGTAGAGAGCAGTGTGCGCAGCTCTTGCGGGTTCTTCGCAGAGTCCAGACGGGACTCGATCTTCAGCAGGAACTCGCCGTGGGTAGCATCCACTTTCTTTACTGTGGCGAGCACCTCGTACCCACCTGTCTTGATGATGGTCTGTGTCATCCGATCCTCCATTTAAAAATATCAAGCGCAAAAATAACAACGGCCACAAGATATGCGGCCGCGAGAATGAGGTTTAGTTTTCGGTGGTTCAAAGCGTAGCCCTTTGTGCCAGGGCATCACTTATTTCACCGTTGCGATGCAGGTATTCGACAAAGCTGCAGAAAGCTACGCGTACATCTGTGCTGTATTGATTTTGCTTCCATGCTCCATGCTTCAGATAGCTGTTACGGCTCCAGAACTGGTTGCGAATTTCTTTCTGAGTGATGATGCTGTAGTTCATGATGCTTTCCCTGTTGCTTTAAGAATTGCTGCGCGGGCAACAATCAGTGGACCATCTGCTCCCTCGGGGGTTGGAAGCTAGCCCATAGTCAGCTCGGCAATTTCGACCATCTGCTTAAGAGCATCAAGTAGATCTGGAGTTGCAGCTATCAACTTTGCATTTGCAATGGATAGCTCATCGTCCCCAGAAAGTTCAATCCCAGTCAGTGCAACTACACTGAATGGAGAAGAAGTAACTCCGTAATGGACTCGGCTGTCGTCTTTAACAAGAACACGACCAAACGCCCATGGTCCAGGTGAATGTTTCATGCTGCAATCCTCCGGTGAATAACGAGCTGCGCGCCGCGCTTCCATTGACACTTATGGACATAGTCCTCAAGTACCTTGGAGCTGGCGAAGTCTGTGATGACGAACGACTCGTCTTCCCAGGTAACTCCGAGCTGGCCTTTACCGTGGCGTTCATCAAGGTAGACATCCACCCTAGTGGGTTGCACACTGCGAGAGCGGGCGACGATGCCGCGCAGGTTGCGGCTCTTTGCGATGACGTTCAGGTCACGGTCAAGAATTTTGATCACGATGAGCTCCATATTTGTAAATTGGTTTGACGTGTGATGAGTGGTGTATGGTTGTCACCTTTCCATCTGAATGGATAACGCGGGGATGTCCTATAGACTTGAATGCACTGCTTGGCATTCCATAGCCATCAACCCGAGTGAATATCTGCCCAGTGCGAATTAAGATGAATCGCATCCCTATAGGGATCTCACGCAGTTTTATGGCCATGATTGTTGATATGCACTTCCATCTGCAGCTGCAGCGAAGCCGCGATCAATTTCAGTAGCAAGTGATTTCCATCCATGCGCAACATGGGTTGCTTTGCGGAAGTGGTATGGATTCACAGATCCAAATGCAGTGGATAGCCGTGCATCTGACTCGTAGTGGATATGCCATGGGATGACGTGCACATCGGGTTGGCAGGACTTGCGCTCAAGCCAGAACGTCAGCTGCAATCCTCCAGGGTGAATAGCCACGATGTGGATTTCGTCATGCGCTCCTTCGACTTCGCATGTGGCACCGTACCTCTCTGCAATTTCCTTGATGCCTTTCGCCATTGCGATCCGGTCAGCCTTTCGGCGCTCGGAAAGATTGGGGTAGTCCATGTAAGGCTCCTAAATGTTTTGCAGAATGAATTTCTGAACGTCTGGCGGGCAGCTGTCAAACGGGATGCGCTTGCCAAGGTGGCGGCCGGTCAGGAAGTCGCCAGACTCACAGTGCTGTCCGAATCCTTGCGGGTGGAATGGGTACTCGCTTGATCCAAGGTATGGATAGCGCAGTCCATAGCCCGATCTGCGAAAGCCCTTGAATGCAATCGTGTAGCGGTCAAACGAACCGTCTGGTCCGGTGTCAAAGATCCTGCAGACATTGCGCTTGCCGTCGACCATGATGGTGTTTGGGATTTTCATGCTGCCTCCAGTTGTGGTTGATAGGTGTCGCCGTAGATCTGCAGTCCCAGCGTCTCGATGCATTCCTTGGCTTCGCGTGCCCAGCGTGGCCTCTGCTCTTCGACGTAAGACTTGAACCACTCGCGCGCTGCCTTATTTCCAAACTCAGCAGCAACTTCGAGCACCTTGTGGCGCACTATGTAAGCACCTTCAACTGAGATGCGCATGTACTTGGCGAAGATGTCCAGGCACTCTTCCTTGCTCTTTGGAAAGGAACTGTTGCTTCCGTGGTACTGCTGCTGCAGCCCATCTTCTGTGCAGCCTGCCAGCCAGTACCATCCATTGGCTTCTGCATGCATTGGCACGCCGTCGATGTCCGACAGGTGGAGATCTGCCAGGGGCTTGAGCTCCGGCCACTGCGCAACCAGCGCTTCATGGTCAGCGCCGAACGTATCTTCACGGCGTATGCCGTTTACAAATGTCCAGGATGCTATGGTCAGGCAGAAGTGCGGAAGCTTGTTTCCCCTGATGTAGTGCAGCCCGCCGAGCGCACGCAATTCGCGCTTACCTGTGATGGTGCAGCGTAATACTGGGTCTTTCATGGGGTCTCCTTAGTAGGGAAGGGGGATCACTATTTCCAAGGCTTTTGCAAGCTGCTTGGAATTCATGCGGTACTGCTGACCGGTGGTGACTTCGTGCACATGCCATCCCTTGCGTGGACCGGCTGGGCGCAGGAGTTTGTATTCGTAGCCGCCGTACTTGACGACCTGGCCAGCTTGTGGCTTGCCTGATTTGCGTTTGTTTGCGTGGTACTGACGCACCGCTTTGCGCCACTCAATGGCATAGCCCAGTGGCTCGCTGGCTTTGTCCAGGTAGGTGATAGGGCAGTCGTAGTAGTTGGGTCCGCTGCGCTCATCCATGCTTTTATGGCCCCAGCCGCTTTCCTTGCCTCCGCCAGCCAGGAGGTCCAGGCCAATCCACTTGACGCCTTCAGTCTCAGCCAAGTACCAGTGGTGATTGCCAACGGTGCAGGCCTGGAGCAATTTGGTCTGTGGTCCGAACCGGGTGGGGGAGCGCAGATCTCGAATGCATGCTGCTTTGTCGTAACCCAGTGAATATGCGAATGACCATCCCATGTCGTTCTCCCAAAAGAAAACCCGCCAAAGCGGGTTATTTGTTAAAGCACACTCAATAGCTCACAGGTATGAAGCTGCGGTGCTATGGGCTGGGCTTTAGCCAGCGGGTTGCATGGCGTCCTCCTGTTAGTTTCCTTGGTCGTGAGGCTTTGCCAAGGTTTGCCAATGGTGTATGAGGGTTACGTTCTCCCTCGCACTAGAGTCAGGTGCCGCGTGAGCCTGTATGCTGGATCACACCCCGGTGCCTAGCCGGTAGCGGGTAACTGCTTTGGAAGGAGGCGCTTACCAGGCCCCACACCCTTATCGTCGGTGCCACGTTAGAACCGCTTGGAGTTTGCTGTCCTTGCGGTATACCCAGGAACCGCTGGGCCGGTGTTATGCATGAAAGTTTTCATACGCGACAAGGCTTGCTTCTTCGTCAGCAGCATCTTCCTGGTCGATACCCTGGTCGAAGATGGCCTTGATGTTCATTCCGAAGACGTGCGCTGCAGCGTCTTTCGCTGACCACTTATGCGCGTCGATCAGACGCCTTGCAAATTCTTGTGCGTACTGGGTGATGGATTCTTCTTTGTTAGTCATTAACAGATCCTCTAATATGTCCATCGTCCGTTCTTGGATGCTTTTCGGAAAACATCGGTGCCAGAGAGTCCTCCACGGGACATCCACTCAGGCTTGGTGATGCGATAGCTCATATCAGTTCCTCCGGTACTTCAACTTCCTCGCCCAGCTTCGACGCCACGTAGCAGCGCATGGCTGCGATCAGTAGGGTTGGGCCAAAGTTCTTAAACTCTACTGAGGCAAAGTAATCGTCGCCATCTACAATCTCTGCCCCCCATTCAGGAGCGTCGCTAAAACGTGCGGTAGCTATGCCCTCCCGCTCAATGATCGGCCCGCCTTGTGACCAGTCGGTTGAGTAGCGCCACTCTGGGTTGCGCTCAAAGGTTCGAGTTGTGCCGTCAGGATGTTTAAACACGAAATATCCATCAACCGACCAGTGCGTGCCCTTTGCTAGTTCCACCATCCAATCCAACTGGATACGGGTTGCTTCGGATACTTTGATTTTCACTTTGGCTCCTCGACGTGTGACTTGCAGCTCCAGGCAAAGACGTTTCCATCCTTGTCAACGGCAGAGCAAATCTCATACTTCTCTTGGAACTCAAAGACAATTTGCTCATCTTGTTTGAGTTTCTTGAGTGGAGGAGTGGAGTCTCCGAAGGCCAGGGCCACTGCGATGAATACGATATAGATCATGATGCGCTCCCGATTACTGATTTGATTGCGTCAGACCATGAGCATCCGGTCTGGCGTTGGATTTGCTTTGCGATGGCTGTCTCGTCCCGCTGCCTATTGCGCTCTTGCTGACCTAGCAAGTTCTGCCGGGCAGACGCAAGCTGGCGCTGGTGAGCTGTGCTAATTGCTTTCACGCTGCACTCCCTGTGAATTTGAAAGGCTTGGCATAGCGGCCAAAGCCAACATCGACGTACCACCCAACGTCGCAGTAGTCGGTCTGGTGGTCGCTGCGGTCGTGGTTCCCGTCGTTGAGGGCTGTCATGATTTGAGTGAACGTCTCGCGCACATCTTCATTGCGAAGCTGTTCATGCCAGTAGTAAGGATTAATGCCGTACTCAACTGGCTTAGACCGGCCGCTGGCAGGGTTGTGAAAGGCTCCGATCAGATCGACCGGAGCCTCGGACACGGTCAGCACGATGGTGCTGTGGTGGCGCACGGCCAGCGAATACTTCCAGTCCTTTGGCACAACCAGCTTGAGGGCTGCTGCGATCTTGGCTTTCTTTTCTTGGTTCATGTAGGCCATATCAACTCCTGTCATCAATGAATTTAAAAACCTTGTCGGCTTTGACTGTCCTGTGCTCATAGCCGCAGAGCTCCAGCATTCCGCCAGATGCACTGCGATGCACAGGGTCACGCACAACCACATACCCTGGCTTGTCCGGGTGGGAGTTGGCGGCGTAGCCAGCGCAGCGCAGTTCATGCAGTGCAGCGCGCACTTGCTCGTCGGAACTTTTGATCGACTCCACTGCGACAATGCTTCCGGTGCGACGATGGATTGATGAGGCGCAATCAAGAGCCTCCTGTAGAGTGGCAAACTTGCGCCGTCCATTAACGATGTAGTTCATAACGACTCCTTAAAACTCTGGGTTCCACTTTGAGATAACGCCGGGTACAAGGCTGAACCCTTTGTGCTGCCAAGATCCTGAAATCCTTAAGCGCCGGAAGGTAATGACACCCAGGTGACCATCCACCTTGATCTGTTTGAGCTCCTTGCCGATGGCAATGATCTTGCCGACCGGGTAGTAGTCGCCGTTGAAGCCCATGCTGACTTCATCACCCACCGCTGGGGCAAGCTTGGCGTCGTAGCGGCTGGAGGTGAATCCACCAGCGTCTGTGGCGATGTAGCGCTGTCCAGAGAACTCGGTGGCAGCATCCGCAATAACCTGCGCCAGCATGAAGCTGTCGATGTCGTTGCGATTCAGCCATCCAGCTCCGCAGCGGCCGTCAGCCTTGCGATACCAGGGGCACTCTGTTTCCGGGTCATAGTTGCGAAGTTCATCCGGGTACTCGATTTGGATGGCAACAACTTTGAGCGCGTCGTTTACTTTGAAGTAAAGCATTTCAATCTCCGGTTGGTAATTGCACTGGAAAGCCCGGAGGCTTTGCGGTGAAATCAATGTGTGCAGAAGCTGTCCAGCGCCTTGAGTGCAGAGGCAAACTGCACCGCGCCGACATAGCTCTTGAAGATGGACTCTTCGCCGGAAGGCTCAAGGACACCCCAGTCCAGGGTGCCATCGGCTTGCTTGGCAAAGATGATGTAGGGGTAGAGCGGGCCAGCGCTGTGCTTTTGAACGCTGGAACCGTCTGCGCAATGTCCTTGGTAACTCATATCAATCTCCTTTGCGGTTTTCAACATACTCGGCAGCAGCAGCTTGTTCGCTGCGACCCTGGAAATAGAAGTGCTTTGCTGTATCCCAGTGGATCTTTCCGCAGTGCTTCTTGTCAGCGCGGCAGACCAGCGCTTCAAACTTACCCATCCAGGCCGCCTGCTCAAGCTGGCGCTTTGTCATCTTGTTGGGGTCTTTCATGGGGCCTCCTTTGTGAACAAACTAAAAAGCCCCGACTAGCGAGGCTTTGTGGTTGGCTCTGTTAATACGCAACATGGTGAGACTCGAAGAATGTGCGAGCCTCTGGAGTTACGTCGTCGCCATCTGCGAGGATGCTTTGCAGTGATCCAAACCAGTTCGCGATGAATGCGTCTGTGAAGCCTCCCGTTGCGTTGAGGCGGTTTGGCCAACCGATGGTGGCTGCAGCGTTATCGCAGGCTGACCCATGAACATTCATCACATCGAGTGACTTTGCGTCTTGGCAGATTGCGAACAACTCAGCTTTTGTTGGGTGTGTCATATCAAACTCCTGTGTGTAAGCATCCGGTACAGGTGCTTGCTCCAGGCCCCTCTTGCGAAGGGAGGATGCATCGCGTTTTTTCCACCCGACTCCAGGTGTTGCGATGCGGCCGATATATCCAGCGTGATGCTGTCCCGGCTTTCTTTCCATCTGTTCCGGCCGATGTCGCCGCTTTTCACACCGTCTCTGCCTGCCAGTTGCCTAGGGACTTCAAGGGCGTATGCTCATTTATTACTCGCTGCACATTACGAGGCGCCTTGTTTGCTGGCTGTCGAACCGGCGATGCGTTTCGATGACTGCATTGTATGCCGAGCAGCAAACATGTGTCAAGTAGTCATGCCAAAATTGCACATTCCCCAGCGTAGAGTAATCCCTACAGTTTTGTCGGGTATTATCCGAAAACGCTCGAAATCCAGCATTTCCCATGCAAATTTCAAATAATTGTGAAAATTCTCTGAAAAGTCGTTGCTTTCTGCATTTGCCGTACGGCATAATTCAAGCATGCAGGAAAGAAAATACAAAGAGGCGTCAGAACATGAGCACCAAGTTTCATTGGTCGAGTGGGCGTCGTTGGCTCAGAAGTCAATTCCAGACCTGGACATGCTGGCAGCAATCCCTAATGGCGGGTTCCGGCACAAGGCAACGGCCGGGAAGCTAAAGGCAGAAGGCGTGCGCGCTGGATACCCCGACTTGGTCCTGAATGTCCCACGCGGCAAGTACCACGGACTCTTCATTGAGCTTAAGTCGATGACGGGCTCAACGTCAGCAGCACAAAAGGAATGGTTGGCCAAGCTCAATGCAGCAGGAAACCATGCAGTCGTCTGTAAAGGTTGGATTGCTGCGCGCGAAGTGATCGTTTGGTATCTGGCTGGAGCAAAAGATGAGTGAAGAAACCAAAGCAGGCCAATTCAAACCCAATCACCTTGACCCGCTTGGTGTCGGCCACACCAGTGCACCTTGTTTGTTGATGCGCGCAGCCGATCACATGCAAGACCGTGCCGCCACGTATGACAAGCCAGAAGGTGAGCGCTCAATGGCGCAGACGGTGGCAGCTTTCAATTCAATCTGCGGCATTGACATGAGTGAGTCGGAAGGCTGGCTCTTCATGGCTCTGCTGAAGATGGTGCGCGGGCAGGCACGCAAAGACCCGCACCGTGACAGCGTGGAAGACCTGGTCGCATACGCGAGCCTGTACGGCGAAGCGAGGATGGCAGGTAAATGAGTCAAGCCCGCACATCAGGAGACCGTCCACCAACCGCTGAAGAGCGCTACCTGTCTGCACAACGCAGCAGTAACTTGCGTGTTTCTGCGGATAGGTCGTCTGATGCTGATTCGCTATTGGCGGCAGCATTTGCCGTTTCTGGAGATCCAAAGAAGAACTTGGCACTGGCGGTATACAGAGTCCTTGCTACGACTGATATGCGCGGCGCTGCCGAGGTCGCAGACAAGATGTCTGGAAGACTGGTTAGAAGGTACTACACCGCGAATGCATTAAAGATAAGTCCATTGGAGGCTTATGACCTGGCGATGCTTTTGCTGAAGATGTGGCACAAGCGCATATGCCCAGAGTGTTCCGGCCGTGGACACCCATTAATGGATGGTGCGCCGGTCCAGGATGAGTCAATCGACTGTCGACATTGCTATGGAACTGGGCACATACCGCTCGAACGAATTTTCAAAGAGAACCAGATCGAGCATGCCAGGTGGCTGGAGAGCGAGATCAACGCCATGTGCTCATTCATTTTCAATGACATGGCCAGGTTGCTCAACTCAAAAATGAATTTTTAACCGGAGAAGTAAATGAAGCTGGAAGATATTTTGAAAAAGACTTTGAACGATGCTGCGAAGCAAGGCGAGTCGGGTGGATGTGATGGCAACTGCGAAGGTTGCCAGAAAGAGGAGTCAATTAGTGCTGATCTCGCGTTCTCAGTGGATCTTGATGAAGCAAATGCAAATGCAGATTCTTCAATTGGGATGGTTCATGCGTTGTCATATACCTTGATGTGCATCGCCAAGCATCACGGAATGCCAGCGACCGCGCAGTCGGCATTCGACATCTGGATGAAATGCAGACGTGATTAACACCCCAGCGTTACCACCACTGCATGGTGGCCAGCCAGGGGTAAGTGGCTGGAACCCTTTAACTTGCGCCGGGCAAGGTATGCAGACCCGGCACCTCTCTGAAAGCATTGCGCGCAGTGTTTCCAGAGTGGGGCTCCCATCGACCAGGGTGCGACTTAGCACGCAGTATTTGGTTGGCTTGTACTTGGGGCATGGATAAAACCCAAGCGGCTTTGCGATTGTGCCGCAAACACTAGGTGCCCGCTGGGCCTAAACAGCAGCGTTGCCAAAGGCTATATGTAGGCGACCCCCACGGGGGAGACCAGGTGAAAGTCCTGGGCCTATTTTGTTTAACCCGAGGAGATAAAAATGTTTGGAATGCTTGGATCATTGGCCAAGGCCGCAGTCGCAGTTGTTACTGTACCTGTGGCAGCAGTTGCCGACGTGGTAACGCTTGGCGGCACATTGAATGATCGCCGGGAGACCTATACCGGCGAGGCAGTCGGGGATTTTGTTGACAACCTCAAGGACGCAACACGTCCGGAAAGAAAGTAAATGACACACCGTTACATTGGAACCAAAGAAGTCATCGCCTGGGAACAGGTAGACAAGCACGGCGAGATTGGCTACGCAGTCAAGTACGCCGATGGCTATACCAGCTGGAGCCCAAAGGCCGCATTCGAGGCTGCCTACCGCACCAGTGAGCCAGGCATGGAGCAGTCGCTGACGTTTGGCGATGCGCTGTACTACCTGAAGCTTGGTAAGCGTGTGGCGCGCACCGGATGGAACGGGCGCGGAATGTGGCTGCAATACGTCAGCGGTCGCAACGTCCAGATTCACGACATGGGATTTGGTCCGATCAACGAGCATGACCATGACTGGCGCGAGCGCGTCCCAGCCATGCTGCCATGGATTGGCATGAAGACTGCGGACAACAAGTTTGTGCCGTGGCTTTGCTCTCAGGCCGACATGCTGGAAAGCGATTGGTGCGTTTTGGCATAAGCACAGCGCCATAAGCTGGCTTTGACACCGGAGAAAGATCCGGGCTATCAAGCAAGGGCCGGGGCATCAATTAACCACTGATGCAGCTAAAGTACCCGGCTCTTACTTGATGGTGGCCCAGGGTAGTGACCTGGCGCTGAAACAGTAGGCGGCTCTGAGGCCTGGCTTGAGCACTTGAGCACTGGTCCGATCACAAAGGACTGCCATCATCAACGTAGCCGAAAGGCTGTTAGACCTGGTGCGGTTAAATCCAGGCGAGTCCGAACCGAAATGGACTTTCAATAGGAGTGCGGTGGCACCTCGGAGAGACGAGGACTATCACATCAGCGGCAGCACGGAAGGACGTGCGGAAGCGCCGCCGATAGACGCGAGAGAGATGGCGGCAATCCTAGGTGAATTGCTCTCCTCATCGCAAGCCGGTATCAAGCCTCGGCCCGCTGATGTGATGGTGAATGCGAAGTCTGATTCGCAGCATGGAAGAAATCCCGTGAATGGTTTGCGCTGTTCTGTGCGGGTGCCGGATTTAGCCGGGCGTGTCGCAAAAGCCGGAGATCAGAACCGGCCGCCATCAAAGCATGGAAGTCTGGATGCTGCCTGTGCGCGGAAGACCTGGAATAGCCAGAACGGCGATCTCTGGCTTCGGAAGTGCACAAATAAGGCAGCCTGGCGTGAAGTACAAGCGCTCATAGCATGCGAACGTGGCGTAGTCCAGCAAAAAGTACGTGGCAGCCGGAGAGACGGCACTATCAAATAAAAGTTGCTGAGTGCTTGACTTCATGTATGCCGTAAGGCAAACTCTGTTCCAGATTATTTGGAGTGGAAATGAAGATCTATTGGCAGCCTCCCGGGTACTTTAAGAAGCCTGGCCTCTACCTCAAAGTTGGTAATAAGCGCATCCGCTTGATGGGATGGTTCTTATGAGCCAGGACGCACGCCAAGCATTTGACGCCTGGTTCAAAAGATACCGGGCCGAGAGCAACTTAAACCCTGAGCGAGCTGCCGCCATGCGTGCATGGATGGCCGCTATCAACTGGGCTCAGAAGCAGGCAATGAAATGATGGCTGCAACTAACTGGGTCGGCAAGAATCCATTCCTAAAGGTTCCGGTCTTTGTGCAGATGAAGCCGGAAGAGATCCGGGTGCAATTGGAAGTCATTCCAGAGGTGGACCTGTACGCCACTCCAAAGAAGCAGATAGAGGTAATTGATTACCGCGCGTTGCATGAGCGGCTGAAAAAAGGCCATGCCTACGTTTCCCCTAACGACATCACAACTTCGTTCTACCTGCAATGCAGACGCAATGGATTTGAGACGAAACGGAAGCTTGAGGAGGTCATTGTTGGTGGAAATATCACGCGACTGTTTAAGGTGGAATTGAAATGAAAACAGATATGGAAATCAACAAAGCCCTCGCGCTGGCCATTGGGTCAACCAGAAACCACTGGCAAGTCAAGCACGGAATGCACAGCACTCGTCAGTACAAAATTTGGGCTGCTATGCGCCAGCGCTGCAACAACCCAAAGGAAGAATCGTATCCGTCTTACGGTGGGCGCGGCATCAAGGTCTGCAAAGAATGGGATACGTTCACTGGGTTCTGGTCTGACATGGCTGAAGGGTATGCACCTACCCTGACCATTGACCGCATTGACAACGATGGCGATTACTCCAAAGATAACTGCCGTTGGGCCACCAAGGTACAGCAGGCGCGTAACACCACCAAGAATCGCATGGTCGTGTATCAAGGAATTGAGATGACTGTCGCAGAAGCCGCAGAGAAAACAGGCATCAACAAGTTTGCGCTGCGCCAACGAGTAGCAGACGGAATAACTGGCGATGCTTTGTTTGCGCCACGCTTACAGTCTGGTCGCAAGAAAATTGGACAGGCGCAACGCCCTATCGCAGACACCCCGCAGAAAGCGATTGCCCTCGCGGTTATTGGGAGTGTGAAATGAACTCACGTTTACTTTTCGCAGCCGCTAGAGGCGCAAGGATACAACTGTTCGACCGTTTTGCAGAATGGGTTCCTGCACACACCGTGTTTGTTGAACACGGAATGGAAGGGCATTTCCCGCGACGCATCCACCCCGATGACGAACACCTTGCCTACGGACCCATATCCAGTGCGTTGAGAGATGCCGCCGCTGCTGGAGGCAAGTTGGACTTAACCGGCCAAGATGGTCGTGCGGCAGATGCTTGCGCCAGCTACAGCGCAGTGTGGTGGTACGTCGAAGAACTCCACCGCAGCTTATTCCTGCTGCTGCTTGCCGAATCACTTTGCGATGAAGGTCTTTAATTTTTAACCTGAAAGAAAACTATGAACATCAATGATTTAACCCTTGGACAACTCAAAGAAATTGCAGCGATGATGAACGCGCAGTTACCACAACCAACACAAAATACACGGCATCCATTTGTCGGAAAGTACGTCATTGCACGCTGCTATTCCGCTGGAGTCCATGCTGGTGAAGTTGTGAGCGTTGACGGTGAAAACGTCATCCTGAAAGACTCCCTCCGCTTGTGGTCTTGGAAAGCAAAAGACGGCGTTGCGCTCTCTGGCGTTGCCCAAACTGGCGTGCAATCAGGATGCAAGATTGACGTAGTAAACCCAGAGATTGCGCTGACTGGTGTATGTGAGCTTATCCCATGCTCTGTAGTAGCCAAGGAGTCTATTGATGTCTTCAAAAAATAAGACGTTCACGGATGGCTCTGGCTCTGGCGATGGCTATGGCTATGGCGATGGCGATGGCGATGGCGATGGCTATGGCTATGGCTATGGCGATGGCTCTGGCTCTGGCGATGGCTCTGGCTCTGGCTCTGGCTCTGGCGATGGCGATGGCTATGGCTATGGCTATGGCGATGGCTCTGGCTCTGGCGATGGCGATGGCTATGGCGAAGGTTGAGTCATGAACAACTACTACGAATCAAAAGTACCGCTGCCTCCCATGAGTCCGGTAATCATCACAGACAACACCCAGACGCTTGCCAACGCGCTCAAGCGTATAGAAGAACTTGAACTTCTACTAAAGATGAAACCAAAGCCGATTGATGTGGATGACATGAAGGGGCGCATCACTGAACTTGAAGCGCAGGTAGCTGCCCTGAGTAAGGATGCTGCGAGGTGGCGTGATTACAAAACGCGTAAGGATGCTGTGATTGCGGCGGGTATGGCGAAGAACGCCTTGCGCAAGGATGTTGATTTCAGTAAGCATGACTCTAACGCTGTAGAAACACGCCAGTGCCATACCTGTAAGCACTCCGATTCATGGGGTCAACCTGACTGTGTGATGCCCGGTACTTGCGGCTCTGAAAGGGAACATTGGGTGCCGTTGAACGTGGCAATAGCAAAGGAGCAAGGGAATGACTGATGTAGAAATTCTCCGTTGGCTGCAACGTGTAGCAACTGCCACAGTCCACACCATTGAGGATGGCGAACCAATCTACATCGAAAGAGTGATAGCAGCACTCCAAGTCGAGATTGAAGATAAGGAAACACCATGAAGCACCTAACCGACGAACAAGTGAATCTGCTGAGGGACGTTCTGCTTGATTGCATACCGAGTGATACCGCCAAATACGACGAAGCCCTCGCCATCCTGCGAAACCTGCCAGATAGCGGGGAGCCTGTAGCGGTAGCGATGCCCACAACGTGGAAAGAGCCAACGCTGTCAGGAAAAAGTATTGAGGTTTGTAGTGCGGACGATGTACGCGAAATCTTTGCCGCTATGCACTCAGAGCTAAGTAAGTTGCAAATTCAGTTGGCAGCTTGCGGAGTGGGGGCAATGAAGAATACTGAAAGTTCAAAAGCTGACCGCCTTAATACCGGATGTTACGGGTACTCCGAAAGTTATGCGGATGTGTGTAGAGCAGTTGATCGTGAGATAGAAATTCGTGCAGCACTATTGGCAACACTCAAAGAGTGCGGCGAACTTCGCGCTAAGTTAGCAGCACCACAGCCACAGCAAGCAAAAGAGCCATCTTGGAAGAATGCTGACGCTGGCTTATATGGACCAGAGTATCAGGACCAGCAAGTACCCCGCGAGGACACCGAAGAGGCAAACGATGCTATCCGCGCAATGCTCAAGGAGTACAACTATCCAGCGAACCCGAATAACGCAGCACGGGCGGGATATAGGGCTTGCAGGCTGATAGCACAGCAGGAGAAAGCATGACATACTTATCACAAGAACAAGCCGTGAAGCTGGCTCAGGAAGCGCAGCTAAATAATAGCCCCGTCATTGACTACCCTGCTGTGACGTTGCATTACAAGCAAGTTGAGTGGCTATGCAACGCCGCAATAGCTCACTACCTATCTTCAATGGGAGAGGGGTTGCTAGAGCCTATAGCCTACGTTATGGCTCCGTCCAAGAACGGACCAATCGCAATGACGTGTCCAGTAGCGAAGCTAGACAAACTTGCTGGAATGCACGATGCACCGCTATTCACCCGTGAACAGATGATTCAGTACGGGATAGCACAGAGGGAGAAGGCACTAGAGGAAGCGGCTACGGAGGTAAGTTATCTCGCGGAATCTTCAATAGAGCCAATGAAAACGGTAATGAAAGCAAGTGCCGAAATGGTACGTTTTCTGAAGGGGAAGCAATGGCAACAGGATGGCAAGACGGACTCTGCCAAGACTACGACTGCGGACTCGGGCGTTGGTTCGCAGATAGGATCGGATCAAGAGAGCAACTCAGGAGAGAGTTTATGAGAGATAACCTAGAACTAGAACGTGCTTTCCCTAGAGATGGGCATGACTTCGCTGGCATGTCCCTACGCGATTATTTCGCTGCGAAGGCAATGCAAGGGGAACTTGCCGCTATGTCTGATTTCAGCTCTCAAGGAGTGGCCGGGCTTTCCATAGAAATATCAAATGAGAGTCTGACTCTCCTTGCCAAACACTGGTTCCGCATAGCAGACGCAATGATTGGAGCAAGGAAATGAGCGGCAAAGATGATGCACTTACAGATGCCCGCTTGGTAGAGGTGTTTGAGCAATGTATGAAAAATACGAGAAACACACAGGAGTCGATAGCTTTCAAAGTTTTGCAAGAGGCGGCGATTTGCAAGAACTGCAAGCATTGGGCTACCGATTTGTTCCCACTTCCAAAAGACTGCAACAACCCGCTAGTGAGGGAAATGATTCATATAGATGGCGGTGGGTTCGACTTCACAACACCCGCCGATTTCAGCTGCAATAAGTTGGAGTTGAAGTGAATCAAGCCGGAAAATTTGAAATCAAGGTTGGAGCTCCGTACCCGGTGTGGTGCTATTTGTATATCGAAGGCAGATACGTTGCCTAACTCAGCCACAAAGAACTATCCGATCTGAAGCACGTTGTCGACAAGGCAATGCGCGAGGCTTACGGGAGGTTGGATGAAAAAGATCGACATGAGGTGGGTCTAAATGAAAGTCTCTAGGCGCAAAAGCATATTCCCCAGGTTTAAGCAGAGGCTAACTATGAAGAAGATTGGCCAGGCCCTGCAGTGTTTGACTCGAAACGTGTCGCATGACATGGGGTACGTTCTCTTCATTCAACCAGGCTGGGCCTATGTTTTGAAGCCTGATGAATTAAACGACCTTGGAGTCAAAGTAGAGATACCCACTGAACTTATGAGATTTGAACAATGACAGTCACAACAGAATTTCGCTGCCCGGTGTGCACGCGCACCTGGACCCAGCCATCAAGCAAAGCGGCCGTGTGCCCACATTGCCGGGGAAATAAATGAACCGAACAATAGCTATCTTATTTGTAGCACTATTCTTAATATCCATAGGGGCAGAGTGCAAGATTCATAGGTCATCAAAAGCTATCTCTGCGTTCAAGAAAACCAATCCATGCCCGGCTAATGGCGCTACCAGGGGATCTTGCCCGGGGTATGTGATTGATCATGTCAAAGCGCTTGCTTGCGGTGGCCAGGACCATCCGAGCAACATGCAATGGCAGACGATTGCAGAGGGAAAAGCCAAAGACAAATGGGAACTAAAGGAGTGCGGAAAATGAACTGGATTAAGCTATTGCTGAATAAATTTACAGGAGCTGACATGGAAATCGGGCAGCTCAAGCTGCGCGCGACCATGGCAGAGACTGATGCAGAGGAGCTGAAGCGCACCTGCGATGACCTGTATAGCCGGATAAGCGAAGTCAGCGCATGGGCGGCCAACCAGAAAGATGTGTCGAATATGTGGTATCAGATGGCGCTGAAGGGAGAGGCGGCCTATGATGCGCTGAAGGACGAGATGATCTGCAACAGGTTGGCGAAGGATCATCTGGATGAGCAGGCCGCTATTCAACTGGAGATGGATGGGCACCGGGTGCAGCTGGATAAGGACTTGGTAGTCATGCGCAACAGCAGGGATCACTACCAGGACTCGTATCGCAACGAGAAAGAAAGGCTGCAAAAAACCAATTACGACCTGGATTGCGCATGCATCAAGTTGAACGACATATCGAGTCAATTCAAAGAGCTCAAGGAATACAAGGCCCTGTACTTTTCCGCCCTGGAAGACATCCGGAAAGCCAGATTGGAAAAAATTTCTCAAAATGTTGTGCGTACGGCATAAAAAGTGTTATATTTCCGGCAGCAACAAAGCCGGAGAGACGCACCCGGCACAACAAACAGCAGCACGTTCAGAGGGAAAGTGCCCTCTAAATTCCCCAAACGCATGAAGATTGATAGATAGCTGGGCCGAGGCGAAAGCAGTCATACGCATTCGCAGCGCCAGCCGCAGTCTTCATCCATTTGGGTTAATGCCAGTGCAGAGATTACTCACATGCATTGGAGCGGGTTGGACTATTCCGGCCGCCCAAAGCCTTTGGGATAGAGCCACACCCTGTACCAGTTAAGTGGTGCCGCCATAAGCAGGGAACCCAATCGAATTTGTTGAATGCGCAGGCTGATGCGCCACGATAGGTCACCCCGCCAAAGGGGATATAGAGCTAGGGATAAAGCCCTGGTCGTGGGAATGCCAGGGGTCAGCGCTGGCCAACAAATAAACATTGCCATTTAGCTCAGTTGGTAGAGCATTCGCCTGTTAAGCGGACGGTCGTTGGTTCGAGCCCAGCATTGGCAGCCAAATACAGCGGTGTGGAGCAGTTGGCAGCTCGCCAGTCTCATAAGCTGGAGGTCGAAGGTTCGAGTCCTTCCATTCGCAACCAATCAGTAGTACCGCACCGCCTGAACAGCGAAAGTCTTAGCGGTGCGCCATTTACGCAGCGCTTCTCCTGGGAGAGGGCATAGCCTTCCAAGCTATTGAAGTCGGTTCAAATCCGACGCGCTGCTCCAGCCAATGCAGAGGGCGTGCGATCAGCCCAAGTCAGGTGTAAGTCCTGTTCAATTCCTGCCCAGCGCCAATAGACAAGAACCATATTGGACCCAAAGCTATTTGAGCGTCTGGGCGAATCCTCTTCTCCCTGTGGCTGAAAAGCCTTTGCCCCGCTGGTCGGGGCTTTTTTATTGGATGACCAATGCCTTACGCCCTGAAAGAACTACTCGAAGCCGCGAAAGAAGCGCTTGAGGGTGCATTGGTCTATCGCGGAACTGACAGCCCTTTGTGGGCCGCATTCGACCAGGCAATCGCCGAGATTGATAAGAGCTTGGGTGAGTGATGGCCAGTGCCCCGAAGAAAACTGCCGGGGCTGAGAAGAAGGTCATCGACTGGAAGATAGTTGAGCGCGAGTACCGAGCTGGCATCAAGACACTGCGCCAGATCTCAGAGGAATGTGGTGTCTCTCATGTGGCTATCCAGAAGAGAGCCAACAAAGAAGAGTGGTCGAGAGATCTGCAGGCAAAGATCAAAGCCAAGGCTGCTGAGAAGGTTACCAAGAGTTTGGTTACCAAGGGGGTTACCAAAGATCAGTTGGTAACCGAACGCCAGGTTATTGAGGCTAACGCAGCCATTGTGGCAAGCGCTGACCTGATCAATCGCAAGGACGTTCTGCTGGCTCTGGATGTGTCCAGGTCTCAGCTGGAAGAGGTCGCGACCATGTGTCGGCCTGATCTCCGCGAGGTGTTGGAACAGTTGGCAGATGAGTTCGACATGAGCTCGCCGGTCAAGGCTGACAAAGCCAACGAGCTGTATCGCTACATCATCAGCCTGGCTGGCCGGGTCAAGATGTCCAAGGAGATCGCTGCGGCCCATGGGGTTTACATCCCGATGCAACGCAAGATCCTGAAGCTCGATGAAGAGGGCGACAAGAACCAATCCAACCTGGATGCGATCTTGGCCAAGATCAACGCCGCGACTGACTGATGGCGATGACAGACGAAGAGCGCGAACTGGCGCTCACCCGGGTTAGAGATAACCTGGAGGTCCATGCTGCTTACTGCGCGAAGATCCGGAGTAAGTCTGGCCAACTCATTCCATTCTCATTCAACAAGGCGCAGCGTTACACGCATGCGTTGCTTGAGAAGCAAAAGGCTGAGACCGGGAAAGTTCGGGCGCTGATCCTGAAGGGTCGGCAGCAAGGCATCTCGACCTACATCGGAGAGCGGTATTACCACCAGGTTTCGATGAGAGGCAAGTCCGCTTTCATCGTAGCCCATGAAGACAAGGCCACCTCGAACCTGTACGAGATGGTCAAGCGGTATCAGGATAACAACCCGCTGGCTCCGAGCACGCGTGCATCGAACGCCAAAGAGTTGCTGTTCGAGGCACTGGATTGTGGATACAAGCTGGCCACAGCGGGAACCAAGGACGTAGGACGGTCGAACACAGCGCAGTTGCTGCACGGATCTGAGTTCGCCTTCTGGTCCAACGCTCAGAGCCATTTGGCTGGCCTTGGCAACACGATTGCCGACATTGATGGCAGCGAGATCATCCTGGAGTCGACAGCCAACGGGATTGGAAATGCATTCCACCTGATGTGGCAGGCGGCCGAGGCCGGGCAAAACGAATACATCGCGATCTTTGTGCCATGGTTTTGGCAGGAAGAGTACCGGACGACCGTTAAGCCTGACTTCCAACTGTCCAAAGAGGATGTTGAATACCAGCAGGCTTACGGCCTAGACCTTGAGCAGATGCAGTGGAGAGCGAACAAGATCTCCACGTATGGGTATGGGTTTGAGTGGCTGTTCAAGCAGGAATATCCAGGGACTGCCGCTGAGGCATTCCAGACCAGCACAGCGAACCCGCTGATCAACCCGGCCAATGTGATGGCTGCTGTGAACAGCACCTATCGCGACATGAACGCGCCGCTGGTCATTGGATGTGATCCTGCTGGTGATGGTGTGAACGATGCCGACCGGACTGCAATTGCTTTTCGCCGTGGCCGCGTGGCCTACCGGCTTGAGTACCACCAGGGCCTCACGACGATGCAGATCGCAGGCAAGCTGGCTGAGTACAACCGAGAGATGCAACCCGACGCCATCTTTGTGGATAAGGGTGGCCTGGGCGCTGGCGTTCATGACCGGCTGCTTGAGCTGAATATCCCAGTGATTGGGGTTAATAGTGCAACAGCTGCCAATGACCCTGAGCGCTATGAAAACAAACGCGCCGAGATGTGGTGGACGATGTGTGAATGGTTTAACGACCAGCCAGCACGCATCCCAAACAACGCGGCGCTCATCTCTGACCTGACAGCTCCACAGCCCAAGGTCAGCTCCAACGGACGAAAGCTCCTGGAGAAGAAAGAAGACATGAAGAAACGCCAGATCCGCTCTCCAGACGGTGGGGACGCTCTGGCTTTGACATTTGCCGATCCGGTCCAGTACCGCGAGGTGAAGTTGCATGGCAACAGCAATGCAGGAAAACCCGCAGCCACTTCGGCTGGCTACTAAAGGAACCATCATGGAAAACAACGAATACGAAAAAGCCTGGCAAGAAAAAGAACAGCTTGAAGCGGGCCAAACGCATGAGCACGACATGGCCAAAGACGCAACGGCAGAAACCGATAGCGCTCAAGACGCCAAGGGCGATGTAATTGCAACTGCTCCCATTCAAACGGCGAGCCCTTCAAAGCCGAATGTCAAGGCAGAAGCTGATGCCAAGGCGGCCAGCGATGCTGAAGAGTTCCGCAAAGCCTTT